CATTCTGAAGCACGGTGAAGTATCATCTACAGCGTGTCCAGGAGGAATTGACATTGATAGACTTGTAGCTATGGCTAGAGGAGCTGAATATGTAACTCCTGCTAAAGCTACACCTAGACCATCTGCACCAGGTAAAATGCAACATGCTTACCGAGTAGATGACCTTAAATATGTCAATGGAATGTGGCAAGTATACAGCAAAGAGCTTGTACCAGTAGCCTTTAACTGGACAGATAATGGTATTGCTGTAGAGGATATCATCATCACAGACAAGAATGGTGCTAAACTTCCTGACCAAATGACACACGTAGGAGACTACTTTGTGTTTGACCAAACTGCAACTGGTGATACAGGTGTAGGTGGTGTAGGAGATGGAAACTACTATTGGAGAAAATTCAAGCTAAGAACTTCAGGAGAAATCTGGTTGTCTGCTTGGGACTTAAACCACTTATTGTTTGGTTAAGGGGGTGGGGTATATCCCCTCCCTATTTTTATTGGAGGAACTATGGAAGACATTTGTAAACAAAAGGACTGTTCTTGTGAGAATGTAGGTATTGGAGACTGTACCAAGCTACAAGAGCTAAATGACCTTCAAATTAGACCTAAGATGAGAGCTATTTTAAAAGCTGAATGGTGTAACCTTCCTGAAGCTATTAGAAGAGGCTTTTATGGTGTGTGGTGTGTTCTTAAGAATATCATTAACCAGCTATGCTACATCCTTAATAAGCTAGAGTGCTTAGAGTCTAAGGTAGACAAGCTGTGCTCTATTGCTAAGTGTCAGGATCAAAGAATCACAGGTCTTGTGGAACATATCAAAGGTAAAATGCTAGAAAATGTAGTCTTTGATATGAAAGGTGTAGGTACTTCTGCCAATTCTGCTGGATATGGAGACACTTTCACTTCTGTGACTGTACAACAAAATGGTGACTTTGCTATTGTGTGGAATATGGTTTATGCAGGTAGAGAAGTAGGTAGAGGTACTATTACTGGTAAGGTATCTCACATGTACACTATGAATGAAGATGGTAGTGTTAAAGCCCACGTATCTAGAGTTGACTTTGACCAAGTTAAGTATGTAGGGGATGGTGGTAGCTATGGTAACAATGCTACTTTCTCTATCCAAGATACAAATGGAAGAACTGTATGGACTAAATCTTACCAAGCAGGATCAAGCTTTACAGAGAAACCTGGATCTATCTCTATTGGTAAGGAAACAGTACTTAGACCACAAGGTGGAAGCACAGGAGATATTTTGCTATTCAAGACACTCGACCAGTGGGATTATGACCCTACATCAAGTGATGTGAGAGCTACCTATGTAAATAACAACTCACCTCTACCTAAAGTTGAAGGCTGTGTTATTGACTGTGATAACTGCTAGGAGGCACTATGTTTGAATATTGTCCTAATTGCAGATGTAGGATAAAGTTCTATAAAGCTCATGAATGTGAGAAGATGAAGCATGACCTAGCCGACTCTGTGAAGTTGGCTGGTGATGCTATTGCCAATGGAGAAGAGTGTAAAGTAAAAGAAAATACAGCACATGGTTTCTTCAGAATATGGTGTAATATCAAGAACATTATTGAGATCATCTGTGATATAATTAAACGTATGAAGTGCTTACAGCGTAAAGCACAAAAGGTTTGTGAAGTACAGCACTGTTTAGCTGAGAGAATTGAAAGTGTCAATAGATTTATTGGTGTGTACAACTCAGATCAGGCTAGTAAACCATCTCCTGACCAATCAAATTGGGAAGCTGAGAAGAGAAGACTTGAGTCTGATTATCAGGCTAGCCTAAATGGTTATAATGCTAGAAGGGCTGAATATGAAAGAGCCTTACAAGCATATAATAATAGTAATTCTAACTATGCTTCTGCTCTTGCTTCTTACAATGCTAGAAAAGCTGATTATGAGAGAAGAAAACGTGAGTATGAAGCAGGTAACAACCAACAAGGAGGAGCTACTAAGTGGCAAGAAGCTTGGGGTACATTCCAACGTAATGGTGCACCTCTAGATGTTGCTATGGGTGGATCACCTAATGGTAGTGTCCAAGGTATTGACCTCAGTGAAGCTCACAGAAATGGTTATGGTCAAGGTATTGGGTTCACTTCTAAGAATAATGAAGGTACTATTGTAGATATCCAATTAAACCTCTTAGGATACTCCTATGAGGCTGGTGTTGGAGGAATACTACAAGGATGGTATGTTCAATATGGTGGTACTTATGATTGGTACTTTGATGTGTATGCTTCTACTGATGGAGGAAACAACTATTCAGTAGTTCAAAAGGATATTCTACTTGCTAAGCATGCAGATACACAGAAGCTTGCTTATGAGCCTAACTGGCATCTATCAACTATTAAGTGGAATAAGACATTCACTAACTTGCCTGCTAATTTTACTCACTTGAAAGTAGAGGTAAGAGGAAGTAATCCAGGGGATAGACACCAAAATGTATACACAAGAGAGCAGATTATTAGAGCACCTTTCCCTCCGTTCACTGAACAACCCCCTGTGAACAATGCTACCAAACCTGAACCATTTAATGAGCAACCTCCTAAGAAGCCTACAATTCCTCCTAAACCTGAGAAGAAAGTAGAAACTATTCCTCTCATTAAAGGTGGATGTGACCTTATGGATTGCAAGTTTGATTGCTTTATTGATGATAAATAGGAGAAATTATGTCAGATTGTATTAACTGTCAATGTGAAGAGATTGTACCAGGATCAACAGCCTGTTCATCTCTTAAAAAGCAAAATGATGACAGAATTAAACTTCATTCCCTTGTGCTAAGGGATACAACTCTTTGTGACCTACCTGAGCAGACTTCTAAAGCCTTCTATTCACAGTGGTGTTTTAATAAGAATCTCACTTCACAAGTGTGCTGGTTGATGAATAATAGCTCAGGAGGTAAAACTTATAAAGCAGGTAAGGATATTAGTATCTCAAATGATGGTGTTATCTCATTCACAGGTACTATCCCAACACCTTCTCCTGCTTATGATGATGCTGACCTCAGAGCTGAAAATGCTAGACTTAAAGGTGCTTTAATGAAAATCATTAACAATCTTACAGCTAGTGGAGCTTGGCAAGGAGGTCTTGAAGGAGACTTTGTGCCTAGAAGAAATATTGCCACAGGTAATATCAACTTGTTCTCTAACACAGTAGATAGTGACTTCTTCATCCGTACTAATAATGGTAAAACAGAAAATGACTTGGCAGGAGGTATTAACTAATGGGATGTACAACTTGTAGTGGAAACCCTAACACATGGTGCACTCAGTGTATGCCTGCTGAGGACACTTGGGTAGCCCCTGTGGATAAGCTACCTGATGTGTTTATGGGAGATAGAGATCACATGTATCTTCTTCCTAATGGAGATCTGTTTATTCTTTCTCCTGATAGAACTAGATGGATCAAAGTGAATGGTCAAGGTGGTGGTGTTACTTATGATGATACCGCTGTGATTAATAGACTAAAAGCTCTAGAAGGTAAAACAGATAACTTCATTTCAACTGTGGGTGTATCTAGAAATGGTAATAGAGTCAAACTTACCTATACACTTGTGGATGGAACTATCAAGGAAGTTGAGTTTGAAGATAAGGATACTGTAGCTTTAGCCTATGACGATTCTGCCTTGAAGGCTAGAGTTAAAGCCTTAGAGGACAAACCTGTGACACCTACTGGAGTAAATACTTTCTTTGCTAAAGGTGATATCTCAGGTAATGGTAACTCACAGAACGTAAGGATCACAAAAGATAAGCTTGTAAACGCTGACACTATTAAAGTAGGTGACACAGTAGTTGATAGATATTGGGATAAGAATAACTTTAATATTGGAATGTTTAAAGTGGCTTCTGTGGATGGTAACAATGTTGTACTTAATGGTGTCAATGATCTTACGTATAAACAGCCTAAACAGTCTCTTACTTTAGTAGATAGAACATTGTCTATCTCTGAGGGTAACTCAGTAACACTACCTAATGATAAGCAAACTATCTCTAGACAGGGTAACAAGCTTGTGCTATCTAATGGTGGTGGAGAAGTAGACCTTCCTACACCTAACAATGCTACACCTTATGATGACAGCTTCCTAAGAGGTAAAATTACAGCTTTAGAGAGTAAACCTGATAATGACAAACAGACATTGACATTAGAAGGCAAAAAGTTGTCTATCTCTAATGGTAATAGTGTTATGCTTCCTGAAGATACTATTGATGGTGGAGATAACCTTATCTGTAATTCAGGATTCCCTACATCTACTAATGGTTGGGGGTACTGGACTTCAGACCAAAAAAATGCTAAGCTATCCTTAACTAAGCATGCTTTTTATTACAATAACACAGAAAATATGTTTGTGTTAAGTAATAATACACAGGATGCTGTACCTGCTTCATCTATTAGGTTCAAAGTAAAAAGGAATACAAACTACTCACTTAATCTAGCTTCATTCACTACAAGTAACATTAAGGGTGTAACACTATATTTCCTTGGAAGGCAGACTGGTGAAAAACAACCTTTCACTAATATAGTTACAATTAAGGATACTAATAGTTCACCATCAACTACTGGTGTATATAACTTTAGAACTACATTCAATACTGGTAATAGTGATGAAGGCTATATCCGTATTGATAATAAGGGTACAAATAACTCATCAGACTCATTATTATTCTTCAGTGAAGTTGATGTGTATGAAGGAACATCTCCTAGATCTTATTCTCCTTCAGTGAAGTGTGCTTTAGACTCATTAAACAATAAGGAAGATAATGATAAACAAACACTCACACTTAATAATAATGTACTATCTATTAGTAATGGCAATTCTGTGACACTACCAGCACAGGGTGTATCTACACAGGACTTTAACAATCTTAAAAATGAGTACAATCAACTTAAGGGTGCTTTTGAGAAACTTCTACAGGATCTTAAAGGTTCAGGAGCATGGAAACAAACAGGTGGAACTATCTTTGAGGGTAATCTGTACCCTGATAGACATATTGCCACAGGTAATATTAACCTCTTTGGTGGAACTGTTGATGGTAGTGCCTTTATTAGAACTAACAATGGCAAGACTGAGAATGACCTTGCAGGAGGAATTAATTAATGGCAGATCAAGCTACACTTAATCAGGAACAGATTACTAAGGTAAGGCAAGCCCTAAGCCTTAATATCTATTCTAATGACAGTGGTACAAAGACCTACATTAGTGGGAACAGTTTTAGGATTGAAAACCCTATGCTTGTTCCCTCTGCTGATGGAGGTCAAATTACTGTAGGACATGTAAATACTGAAGGGAGTATCTACTATGACCTTGTGGTAGAAGGAACTAAGGTTAAAGCTAGACACACAAAAGCTGTTATCAAGTCAGTGTCCTACACTAAGACACCAGGACTTACAATTTATGGTAGTTTTGGTAATGCTTCTTATGGAATTAACACTCCACAAGGGATGATCTTTAATAAGTCCTATGACCCTGCTTTTGGGAATAACTGGACTGAAACCATTAATAAACAGCTTAATATTAATGATGTTGAGATCTCTTCTAAGGTAAATGAGCAAAGAGGAGATGTAGCTACCACTGTTGACCAATGGCAATTTAGTCCTACTACAGCTACTGTGTCATTCAGTTTGACTGTACCTAATACTAGCATCCTCAACATACCTCAAGCTCCTAAAGAGGGTACACTTGTAATAAAGTATGTGGATAATGTTACAGGGGCTACACTCACCACTGAGACTAAGAAAGTACCTGGTGATACAAGTCAGTCACATACTGCTCCTGAGATCTATAGGGCTACTTATAAGATTACTGGCAATAGAACTCAATCTGTTACAGTACCTTCAGGACAAACTAAGGAGCTTACATTCAGATACAACCCTATCTATGGACAGATTGTTAAGTATATTGATAAGGACACAGGAAGAGAGATTAAGTCTCAAAGCTACACTCCTGTGACTCATGGAGATCCTTTTAGACAAGACCCTCCTAGCATCCAAGGTTATAGGCTTGTACCAGGTCAGAACCCTATCAATGTACCTAGAGTAACTGGTAATGGTAACTACTCATTTAGATATGAGAGGATACCAACTACTGCTAATGTTATTGTTAAGCATCTTAATAAGGCTAATAATCAACCTCTACGTGGGGATGTAACTCTAAGTAATCAGACTATTGGTAGCAATGTTAACTACAATGCTCCTGCTATCACTAACTATGCCCCTGAGAGAACAACCTATACTCACACTGTGGTTGAAGGTAACAATGTCATTACTGTGTACTACACAGAAAATGCTAAGATTAGACCGTGGGCTATTAGAAAGTCTAATGCTTGGAAGTCTCTTAACACTACAAGACAGTGGATGAAGATTAGAAGAACAGCTAACCAAAACTTTTGGGATACTAAACCTAATGCTGAAATCTATGCTACTGATACTGGAAAAGAAAACTACTCACCATCACGTATTCGCAAGGGTGGTAAGTGGAAAGCACAAGGAAAGATTGGTGACTAATGGCTATTGATGATAAAACAACTAGACTGAATGAAGCTACATTCACTAGTTATGGTGAAAATCCTAAGGATCGCTGTTGGTATGATGAATGTGACTGTGATGAAATTCCTGTTGCAGATTGTCAACGACTAGTAGATGAAAATAACAAGGGTGTAGGACGGTTTGCATGTATGGCTGAGAGTCAGAAATGCTACAATCCTAAGTTCTTCAGTTCATTTATGAAGAAGCTTGCTTGTCAACTTAACCACTACATCCAAAACATCTGCGCATTGTGGGATATGGTTCAGTGTATGGCTGAATACCTATCTAAGATGGGTGATGTAGGCGCTGTTCAAGTAAACTATGCTAGAAACTCTGCTGTGTCTTCTGCTGACTTCTATCACCCTATCACAGATGGTTATGACTTAGACCTCTACATGGACTCTACTACAGGAGTTGTAGCTGGTGAGTCTGATGATGGAAGAAGAAAACAAACTGATAGAAAGTATCGTGTTTACATCAGATGGTGTGCTGATGGTACTACACTTAATCCTGCTCAGGATAACACAATGGAGATTGTAGTTTATCACTCAGGAGAACAGTATACTGAAGACCTTAGAAAGAACCGTGGAGTACACTGGCAGATGACTGGTATCTCAGATGGTGCTATGGAGATGTCTGATAGTATTATTGTTCCTGCTGGACAGCACGTCAAGGTGAGAGTAGAGCCTGCTAACTCTTCTTCAGGTGTATTCCGTGTACACCAATTCAAGCTAGAGTACACTCCTATCATGGATGCACAAGATACTCCTGAATGTCTTAAACTTACAGAACTTCCTAAGGATGACTGTAATTGTCCAAAATAAAAAGAGAGCTTAATTGCTCTCTTTATTTTTTCTTGTGCTTCTTGAGTCTCTTATACAGTGCTTGTGGTGTAGATAACCCTAGCACAGTCTGAGTGTACTCAATGTAGCCTGAGTAAAGCATTTGATAGTAAAGAAGGTTCTGTTGTTCACGGATCTTCTTTTTTCTTGCTCGCATAGCTTTTCTCTCTCTTGTGCTATGTGAAAGCTTAATAGCTTCAGTAAGCTTGTCAAATTCTCTTTCTAGCTTGATGTACTCATCAGATGCCTTAGCTGGTGATGACTTAGGCTCTTCTGCTAACTTAACCTTTTCAATATCAACATTCATACGACCATAACTCCTCTCCACAGTTCTTTATATAAATAGTTATATCACCTTTTTGAACTCTAGTAATCTGGTCATCTCCTGACCATTTCTTAATGAACTTCTGTCTCTTCTTAAAGCCACAGATAGTTTCATCATAGTAACAATTACCAAGCTCATCAATCAGTTTCACTTGGTACACCTTTATAAAATTCATACATACTCCTTGATATTACCAAGTCACTAACTTTAACCCTAGTCTTCTTAGGGTATCTAATCTTACACATACCTCTTGTGAGCTTATAGTAAGCCACAAGCATGTGTCCTACATCATTAGGGGTAATGATCCTCTCTTTGCTATCTGCAAAAGGCTGATCTAGATACCACTTCATGAAGTCAATAGCAAACTTCTTATACTCCTGTGCATTAAACCTGTCCTTCTCTACAATTTCAAGGTACATCTTTCTCATGCTAGGTGAGCATCCATTAATAAAGTCTAGTTCAATGTGTAGCTCATTAATGTAAGCTAGATCAGTAGCTAGGTTATAAGCTGTGAACTTACTCAGTCCATACACATCACACTTCTTATTATAGTATCTATAGATCTCACTACACTTCCATCCGTAGAATAGATCTTCAGGAAGCTTATCAATGAAATCTGCACAGGAAGCAAGAAACCTTTCTCCTCTATTAAGCTCTCTAGTCATTACCTGGATAGCAGGAGACTTGTAGTTAGGAGAGAGCTTAGCCTTAGATGAGTTAAGCTTAGTTGCTAACTTCTCTAGTTGATGTATTGTGATTACATCATGTTCATTAGTACATCTTCTGACATACTTCTCATGCCCTATATAGCGATAAACATACACAGTAAGTAGTTTATCCCTTAGGGGTACTCTAGATGTGTTAAGCGTCCGTATGAACATCTGAGACATGTCATCAAGGTATTTTAGATTGTTAGGAAGATCGTATCTGTAAAGATCTCCCACAGTCTTGTTACCTATTCTGTACTTGTGCTCAAAGGCATCTCTACGCTTTAACACATAGAGTTTAAACTCTTCAAGTTTATTCATATTTACTCCTTTAAGAAGCCTAGTTAGTTGGGTAATAGAAGCGAAATCAAAAAATATATAGGAACATAAATCGTGAGAATAACTTTGGGTGTAGAAATATCTATGGAAAGTCTTTTTGTACTAACTAGGCTTGTCAAAAAAGTAAATACCTTACAGAGAGTAGCTAGTGTGGGAATCACAAGTGCTGGCAATCGAAATAAAAATGTAATCTATAAGGAGATCCTAGCTACTCTGTGTAAGGTATCCACTAGGGATACCACTTAATTATTCTGCATCTGCCCAATCATCATCTGCATCCGAGTCTGTTGAGCCTTCTTCTTCCTCTTCATCAAGAGCAAAGATGTCACGTACATTGAATTGTCGTTTTCCATTGTAAGGACCACCTTCTTTGATCTCAACTCCCATGTACTTACCTACAATATCATCTGTGTCAATATCATCTGAGTTAGGATCAAGACCTACAGCTTCAATGATCTTGTAGAGTTGTTCTTGTCCATAAGTATTGTCACGTACAAACAAGTTAAACATTGTAAGGTTTTCACCAAAGTTACCTCGAAGCACAAACTTGTAGAAAAGTGCTCCTGTGTTTTGGTTAGTTCCTTGTTCTACAGCTTCCACAAGTACTTCATACTTACCTGGTTTGTAAATAAATTCACGTACTTCAGGTGCTTTTGCTTTAAATGATAGTTTTGACATAGTTATTCTCCTTTAGCTTCTTCTTTTGTTTCTTTTGCTTTAGCTTCTTTAGCTTGAGTTGTTCCATCTGTGTATCCTACAATTGTTTCCCAAGTAGGGTTAGTCACAGTTTCAGGAATTGATAGTCCAGGTTTACGAGTTACCTTCAAGTTGTATGCAGGGTTTCCTGACAAACGTACTTGGTAGAAATCCTTAGACTTCTTAACACCTTTAACTACTTTAGACTTGAGTACTCGCTCAGTGTGTCCAATAACACGACTTGATGCTGTAAGGTACTTACCAACACTTTCCATTAAATTAGGGATGATAGATGCTGGAATGTTTTCATCAACTACATCCTCAAGGTTGACTGATTTTTGTTGGCAGATCACATACACATTCTTACCTGCATAGGATATAGCCACAAGTTCATCAATAAGTCCTTTGAGGATAGTTGATGCTTCACCATACATAGGAAGAGTCATCTTCTTGCTTGAAGCTTTCTCCATAAGGTGCTTATAAAGAAGCTCTTGCACTCCTGTGAAGTGATCCACAGCAATGCTATCAAAACCTTTAGCAAAGTTCATAGCTTCCACTACATCATCCCATGTGTGACATTCTGCTACTGCAAAACGCTCATCAGGAGATACTGAAGCCAATCCACGGTCAGTATCAATTACCAATACACTACCAGGAAGTGTGTTGATGAATGTAGTTTTTCCTGAACCCGGTTCACCATAGAATGTTGTCAGTGTGTGTAATTTAATTTTAGTTAGTTTTTGTAATTTCATGTGTTCCTACTTTCCTGTGCTTCCATAACCACCACGGTTTTCATTACCTAAGTGGTAAACTTCTTTAAAATGAATACTTGGTTGATTCTCAATGAGTCTAAACTGACACAAACGCTGTCCTTCCTCAATGAGTCCATCACGTGTAGCATAGAACTTAGCTCCCCAATAATCTTCATCACCACAGTAAGAGTTATCAATAACTCCTACACCATTTGTGAGAAGCAAGCCTGTGTTTTGAAATAGGCTTGAACGTGGTGCAATATGAGCTTCATAGTAAGGAGGTAACTCCATAGCTACTCCAAAGTCAACCTGAACTAGATCACCTTTCTTGTAAACAATACTCTTAGGTGAAGCTAGGTCAATCCAATCACCTTTTGTGAGATCCACAAGGTGTGCTACATTGTCTTTATACTTAATTTTAACTGTTTTCTTACTTGTCTTCTCAAAGAAGTAGTAGAGATCCAAGAGAAAATTAAGCAATAGTAAGATAAAAATTAATAATTGTGCGTTAGTCACTTTCATCTCCATATTCTGTTTTAATCAAGTAGTTAATAGCAATCTCCATATCACTAATAGCTACCTTATATAAATCTTCATGTGTTGTTTGCACAGATGTGTTTACAATGAATCTCTGAGTATCACTCATACTTTCAAGTAACCAATCATCTGCAAAGAACTCACCTTTTTCAAAGTAGAGAGCTTCCTGAGGTGTATTCTTCATTTTATCTAAGAACACAAGAGCCTTCTTAAGATCTTCTACTCCATTCTTTTCTTTATATCGCCACACATACTTAACAGCAGATGCTACTAATGGATTGAGTTTAGCTACAATCCAAAAATCCCAGCACTCTAGCCTGTTTCCTGTGTAACGCTTAGGGTTAATAATATCTTCTTTCATCTTTTACCACGACATAATAAAGTTCCATACAATAGCTATAAGCTTAATTGTGATAGCTAGTAAAGCTACTGACACTACAGCACATCCCATTAGAGACACTAGGTCTTTAAGTTCCCTTAGGAGTTTCATCTGCAAACCTCTTGATAGCTAGTTTTAGCTCATTGCACTCTTCCTCTTTTGTGAGTAATTCAACATAACGTATAGGAGTAAGCTGTACTGATGTAACTCCATCAATACCTTCAATGAGCTCCATTTTCTTATGTTTCATCTTATCTTTTTTAGCTTCTCTATCACATACTCCATTAGTATATCCAAGATAAAATGAAATCATTGAACATAATATCACTAATAGGATAACTAAATCTGGTTTATTCATTATTTCACCTTATAATGCTTCACTGTGAAGCCTTCACCTTTCATTGTAACTACTACATTCTCCTCAGTGAGCTTATCCACTAGACCATTATAGTAAGTGTCTCCTTCATACTCACCTTCCACTGTGCTTACCACAGCTTCCTCACACCAAGGCTCAAAAGTCTTATAAGTCATAGCCCCACCAATGATCCAAAGATCTAGGCTAGAGTTCTCATAGACTTCAATAACTTCTTGAGGTGTATGAGCAATGTAGACATCCTCATGGTCATAACCTTTAATGTCATCCTCTTTTGTCAGGATAATGTTATGACGATTCTTTAGTGGTTTGCATCCTAGAGAGAACCAAGTCCTGCTTCCCATGACTACAATGCCACCTGTTGTCTGATTCTTGAAGTAGTTAAGATCATCTCGATTGTACCAAGGTATCTTTCCTTTACTTCCAATCAAACCATTAGCATCCTGTACCCAAATGAACCTAATCATTTGATTCCTCCTTATAGTGTATTGCTGGATAACCCAACAAAGTTATTCTATCATTTTTGGGTTGGACTGTCAACCCTTTTTTGAAAATTTTTCTCAATAAATTCATCTAGGTCTTCCATCATCTCACCAATATACACTTTATAGAGGTAATCATAGGCATCAGGCTTATGTCCACTTTTTCCTGGAATGTATAGTTTAAACTCAGGATCAGACTCAATTAGGTCTACAAGATGTACAAACTGGTCAAAGAAGTCTTTAGTACGGTATTCATTATACACAAGGCGGATAGTCTTACGCTTATAATTTCTTCCTGTGATCTTAATCTTAGGATTGACACAATCGAATATCATATCACGTACATTGTAGCCTAATTGTGTATATACATACATGTACAAGTTACCTTGAAGGCTGTAACGGTATTCATCATCTGTGGGAGCTGTAGAGTGAGTCTTATAGTCAACAATGGTCACAGTTCCATCATCATTCTGAATAACAGCATCAATTATACCTGTGAACTCATGTCCATTAGGTAGGTCATAGTATACTTGATGTTCAGTTTCAATGATTTTCTCAAAGTCTACAGGCTCACCTTCTGAAAGGTAGCGATCAATAGCAAGCTCTCCTGAAAGTTTAGCTTCCTCTAAGAAACCTGATTCTGCATAGATCTCACGTAACTTAGCATATAACTCTTCCTGAGGCATTTTACCCTTACTTTGTGCTAAAAGCTCCATGCCTCTATGGAAGTATGTTCCACGATCCATGTACTGTGTTACTTCAGGATCTTGCTTTTCCTTGTATCCTGCTAGGTATTTACACCAGTGTTTCCAAGGATTGTCCAAAAATGTTTTTACTCGACTTACACTATAAGTTGTCATTATCCACCTCTACTTACTCCATTTTCCAAATAATAAACCATGTCTTTGAATCTCATGTCAAGCGAATAGACCTTGCTATTAAGCTCCTCATGACTCTGTTTCAACTCACCCTTAAGTTTCCCCACCTGATATTCTAAACGCTCAATTTGAGCCTTCTGTGAGGTCACAGTGGCATAACAGCAAAGAGTCAACAACAGGAAACCAAAGATGAGAGAATAATTAATAATTTTTTCTTGCATCTCTGATTACAAAACCTTTCTTCTTAGGTTTAAGGTTAAAATTCTTATTTTTCTCCCCTTGTGGCTTAAAGCTCACAACATTGAGAGGTTCTTTAATAATGAACACATCATACTCAGGATACTTTTTAAGCAACTCTTCCTCACTGTTACTTACAACAGTGTTTGCATTTTGCACAAGAGACCATCCAGTAGATCCATCAATCATTTTTGTTAGGTAGTGACCACTAGGAAGCTTAATCATGTATGGTACATCCTCTTCAATTACCTTCCAGTTACCTTTCAGGATAGCATTTACCATACGCTCCAACTGATCCACAGTTTCCTCTTCTGTGTTAGATCCATTTTTTGTAAGCACTTGTCTCCAATAGTGATTTTTGTTTGCCTTTGTACTATTTAGGACATAGTTTAAGTAAGAGATACGGTTAACCTTATCAGGAAAAGTATCAATAGGTGCATCAAGGATGAAGTCTTCTTCAGTCTTAGAAATTGAGATAACTTCTGTGTCCTCCTCTTCATCTGCAACCATGTTGACAATCTTAGGTTTTACCATGTCAGGTACTTCCTCACCTTGAAGGATTTTATCAAGGTAGTACTGTGAGATACCTAACTCATTGCAAAGTTTAGATTTACTTTTAGTTTTTAAAAAATCTTCAATAATTTCTTTGTAATTCATAATTTTCCTCACAGGATGGTAATTATTTACCATCCTCTTTTAATTGATCTGTTAAGCAAGCACTACATGGAGTAACTTCATAACCTAAAAAGATAGCTAAAACTTGGTTTGCTACACGTGACTGTTCAAGGAAAGCAAACTTAACCTTATCATTGGCTAGGTCTACTTGCCAAGCCTCAAACGCTGTAATAGTTGCCACAAGAACGTGTTTAAGAAGACACCACATGTCGGGGTTTCCTTCCTCATTAGCCTGTGACTTAAGCAATTCCATAGCTTTTCTACGCTGTTCAGTAGTAGTCTGAAGAAGCTGTGTAATTTGATACACCTTGTCTTTTGTGTCATAAATAGCCACTTTATCTTCCTCAGTTTGAAACTCAGGATTGTCTAGGTTATACCAAAACTTAATCTGATCCTCATATTTACGAATAAGGATCTCCAAGTGGTACTCACTAGCTCCCAAGTGCATGATGTTTGTGATAATATCCTCAGTAATCCCTACTGAGCTACTTTTGTTTACCATTATTCCTCCTTAGAATACATTGTTTAAATCCATCTTATAGCGAATGAAGTAGGTGCTTTTAGTCTTTTTATGCATCTCTTCATGGAACTTTTCAGCCTCTTCATAAGTATCAAACTTGTGTACTTTCTTAAGCTGGCTATCAAAGAACTCTAGTACATTATAAGTCATTCTGCATAACCATTATCAATGATTGAAATGATCTTCTCTCTTAACCAAAGAGGAACAGTTCTATCAATCACAGGATAATGAACAATCCTCCTTTCTATCTTTTCAGGCTCATCAATGACCACATGAGAGAAGCAACATGTCTGTGAAATGTAGTCAGTCACAGTCTTGTAGGCATTACTGAATCTACGGTACATGTAGTCAATCTCCTCAGGTAGTCCATGTTTAGTCTTAAAGATTAGGTCAAAGCTACTCATCTTAGACACAGGTTGTCCATAGTGCTTTCTAATAAATCTGAGACCATTAAAGAAGTCATCCATTACATACACAGTGCCTCTGATTGAGATTGTGTATAAGTCTTCCCAATCATTCTGTTTGTCTATGTAGTGCTCAGGGTCAATCTTGAAAAACCTGCGATTAGCCTCTCTGATCTCTTTGTATTCATCAAGCCTATAAGCAGGCTTATCTAAGATTATCATTCTTATCCTCCCCATGCTTGTGCAACTTCAGAATCTGCCACAATAGGTATAGGAATATCAATTCCTTCAATGATGGAAGGTTTCTCCATCAATCTGTTAATTATAGGTGAAACTTCATCAACATAGTCATCTCTAATTTCAAAGAGAATAGCATCATGCACAGAACCTAGTACAATACATCTATCATGGTCAATCTCATCACTGAAAACAATATCAGCTAGAGCACTTGTACACATGTCTGAGGCGAATCCTTGCACTCCTGAGTTTATGGATTGTCTTTCAGCCTGTCCTCTTAGCTTGAAGTTGCTAGAGTTGATGTCAGGAAGGAAACGTTTCCGTCCAATAGGAGACCATGTATAACCGTTTGCTCTTGCATAATTTTTACAATCCTCATGCCACTGTAGCAATGTAGGGTAAGCCTTAAAGAAGTTGTTACGAAAGCCTTCTGACTCTTCTTCAGTAATATTCAATCCATATCCTTTTGCATAGTCTACGAATGTTTTTGCAGACATTCCGTATAAAAAACCAAAGTTCATAGATTTTGCTTCCGTCCGTTTCCTCTTCTGTTCCTGAGGACTAAGGCTAGAAGTATCTCCAAAGAGCAATTCAGTAGTTTTACTATGCAAGTCACTTCCTGACTGATAGGCATGTTGCATGTTAGCATCACCTGAGAATATAGAAGCCACACGGAGTTCAATTTGCGAGTAATCTTGCTCTTTTATCTTCCATCCAGGTCTAGCTTCAATCAAATTCCTTACATTTTTATCCTGGGGAATCTGCTGTCATATTGTTACCCTAGAGGCTCTTTATCCTCTAGTTCTTACAGTTTATCATCCTGTAAGTTCAGACTATATCTTCATCCTAGTTGATAGTATTCAAATAACGGTGATATTTATCCAAAAATCTAAATTGCTCATAGCCTTTATACACCCAATCAAGAAATAGTTTACTATCAGCTTTAACCATTTCTATCTTCCAGTATTTTCTATCAGGCTTCACAACTGTGTTAGTACCAATATTCTTGTTTAGATACTCTGACATATCTAGAAGAAAGTCTTTATTAGTTATAGTGATCCTAAATGTACCTGTTATCTTGATATTACCATCTCCATCAAGTAGACCTCTAAAGTACATTCTTGCACAGTCATCATCATAAAAGTCTTCAGGAAACTTATTATGTACTTTCCCTAAAGATGATATTCCTGCACTATTTAATGCTCTTATGAGGTACTTAGATGTTATTGATAAGTCATAACACTCTCTGTAAAGTTTAACTTCACCAGTAAACCCAAAGTAGTCTTTCAAGTTGTTAAAAACTTTGTCACAACCTAGATTTTTACATCTGAGTGATACCCTGGGTACTCTCTTGTCCATGTAACCATCTGTAGCTATAAGACCTAAGAAGTAATTAAACACAGGAGAAGTAAAGTCAACTGCTTCATCATTAATTATGTGTTTAATATTTCCCCTTTTTAGGTTATACCTCTTTAGATACTGTTCTATTGTACTTACACTAACATTACACTCTTGTGCAATAAATTTTACAGGTTTTCTTTCTTCTATGAATCTTCTTTTTAGATAATTTTTATCTTTATACATAAGTCCTCCAAGGTAGTTGTTATATAAATTATAACACTTACCTTAGCTTATGTCAACTAGGAGCTACGCACTCTTGGGTATTTCTTCTGTTCTAGATTACTTTACCTAGTCGTTGCACCTTCCTTATATCCCTATAAGGCTTGGCTCAGGATTGCCCACTTAGTGAAGGGTTTCCCTGAGTTCACGTAGTTTATTTTGACACCTTACGGTGAAAGAACACTCAGCAATAGCTAATGTTCGGATTAGAGCAAGTAGTTCTTCCTGTACGTGCTGTAATGTTAAAGCTAGGATAGATCCTATCATCCACTTGAATTTCTTCCCAAGATTTAATAAAAGTTTCTAGCTTAGTCAACCTGCGATACTCTAGTAGATCATCTACTACAGGATTACCCACATAGTTTACTAGCACATCACTGCTTACTGAAGGTACTCCCTTAGCTGTTTTCTCAATAGCCTTAAGCCCTACACCATAGCCAATAATCACAGGAGCGTAGTTGTGTTTAAGCTTAACCTTAATATCATACAGGTGAGGATTCTTTTCCTTCCACTCATTCATAAACAGTGTAGCTCCCTTACGTGTGTCAAACTCACCTCTATATATTATATCATTCATGAAGGTATACTCAATCACTTCATAAGTGTTAGGAAGCTTCTCACCTTTCTCATCATACACAGGAACATCCTTATCTGTGAAAAGTATATTAGCTACCTGTGCTGTAGAGTTCCAGTTAATATTACCTACTGTGAGTAGTCTTTCAAGGATAGGCTTATACTGCTCCTGGAGCTTCTTAGCTATCTCATGTCTTCTAGGACTGATAGGCATACCATTCTTCTCAACTTCAAGGTAAGCACTGTAGGCTCTCATCTCATGTTTATACACTTTCTCAAGGTTATAGATCTTAAGCTTTTTCTTAAAGATCTTAACCAGCTCCATAGGATAATACACATCATCCAAGCCATAAGCTTTAAACTTCTCTGTGATCTTCCCTGTCTTAGCTTCTTTTGAGATATCATAGTCTACCTTAAAGTACTTCTTAACTAAAGGCTTAAGTCCAAGCTCTTCTTCACCACACACATGAGCCATTACTAAGGTATCAACCCACAGCTTCAACTCAATCCCTGTCTTAACATATAGAAAGAGTAAGTCAAACTTTCCATTGTGTGTGACTAACTTAGCATCCTTAAGCTTAGTAAGAAGCATTAAAGTACGTTTCATTCCCAATTTCTTCCAATCGAAGAACCTACGCACATACTTTCCTTGGTCTACATTTGTAAACCCAATCTGAATTGAAGTGATTTCATCTCTAAACCTATCAAGACCTGTTGTTTCAATATCCAAACACACAGGATATTTAAGATCAATAGTATTTATCAATGTTCATCACTCTTTCTTTAATAATTTCTGTGTAAGTCACATTCTTTGTGTTTATTACTTCTTTATCAAAAACAAGAAGACCACTATTCTCAAAAGTTTTTAAACTAAGATAGTACATTTCTTTATCTGTGTACTCACAGTCATAGAAAGATCCTCCAATAAAGTGGTATCTTACAATTACTTCCTCACTCATTTTTCTCCCCTTTCAGACAAGATATGTATAGAGCAACTACAGTACCTACCATACCAGCAAACCATATAAAACCTAATGTAATGTATAAAAAATCAAGCACTTAATTTCTCCAAAGCATTATAGAAATTGTACATACTACCAATCTCTTCAAAGAAAGGACTATTATAAATGTGAGTAAAGTAGGAAGGATCTGCTAGATCTTTTAATGTTACTTTTACACACCACTTACCACCAATTTCATCCTCAGTAACTAGTAGAATCTGAGAAGCATCTATGATAAACTCTTCAATGTCTGTTCCACTGATTAGTAAACCAAACCTTAAAAATTTAGTATTCCACATAATCTACTTCCTTTCCCTCTCTTTCATATTTATTATACCTATTTCTCATAAATTTAGGTTTAACATTACCATAAAACCCTAAGAAATAATGCCTATAGCAACTATCAGCATAATCATACTCATAACGCTCAATCCACCAGTCTTCACCAACTAGCACAAGGTCTTTTGGTACATGTTGAGCACCATAACCAGAATCATATTCTGTATCCTTAGCTACTGTTTCAAAGTTTTCTTTTGTTACTTTGAAGTCTTCACCTTGGATAAAGAGTACATCCTCAAAAGTTTTATCATTTTCCTTTAAAAATTCAATAGTTTCTTCCCATAAATTACTCATTCTTCTTCCTCCTCATAATCCTCAGGAAATAATTCTTCCATAATCTCAAGAGCAAATTTTTGTCCTTCTTTTATAAATTCCAGATAATCTTCATCCGATAATATCATTCTTTCACTTCCTTTACTTCAATTCCCGGACAATTAAACACCCAATCAAAACCGGAACTTTCTAATTCTTTTTTCGTGTGGTATGTTTGTCTGTTACCATACATATAAGATGAAAAGAAATATCTTTTTACTCCATAACCATATACTAGAATATTCTCCTGTATATCTCCTTTAATCTTCACAAGATATTTCTTTTCCTTCTCAACCTCATAACCATCCAACCAAGCACGAGCTAAAGTGTTGCTTTCCTTTCTACACCATCTAATACATTTTCTAATATCTCCCTTAAAAGATTCATTTACTAATACTTCAAAATCTAATGCTGGATCAAGACACCCAAATAATGTAAACTCATTCCTCTTACAGTACTCAATCCATTCAGCAATATGTTTTGGAATTATTACTTGCTTATCCATCATTCCACCTCTTCTAATTTAATTCCTGGACAATCAAATACCCACTCAAGATTTAACTCTTCAAGTTTATTTTTTGTGTATTTAGATTGGCTAAAAGCAGTAAAGTAAGTTTCTCCTGAATGATCTGTGTGAAGGTATTGACCACCTTGAATCAGCTTAACAAGATACTTTTTCTCTTCCTTAATCTTATAGCCAAACTGGTGCATATTGATGATAGTTTGAAAAGCTTCTTTTGAATTATTTACCCATCTTTTGAAACTATCCTCTTCTGTATCTTCCCAATCAATGATGTAATTCCATAGGTTATAGTCTAAATTACCTTTATTCTCTTCATACCAGTCAATTACATATTGAGGTACTTCAGGGATAAGCTCCTCATCAAAGAACTCATCAGTACGTCTAAAAGCATCAACTACTCCTCCATTGTATAAAGTATCAGACGCATTAGTACTAATAAGCCTAAGACCATTAATTTTATCAAGTAGCTGTTCTTTTTTATTATACTCCATCTTTACTTCCAAGTAGCCTTCAATTCACCATAAGGAATACTCTTGTGTAGTCTTCCTTCAGCAATTTCAATAGCTAGTGCCCTTTCTAAAATCTCTTTACGATTCATTTCTTTTCTTAATTTTTCTTTCTGTGATAGCTTCCTAACTGAAACCTTTTCCTCTTCATTAGAGGTCACAAAACAGTCTTCAAAAATTGCAGGTATTTCAGGAGATTGTCTCCCTTCATACTTATCATAGTAGCTTGCTAGGAGCTGTGATCTTCTTACATCTCCTTTTTTAGTATTCACATAGTACCAGCAAAGATACTCACGCTCTTTCTTGCTAAACACTTCCACCATGTTATCCACAAGGTAAGGAAACAGGATTCGCTTCCCTTCTGCTACTTTCTTCACAGAATAGTAAGCTCCCCCATTCTTGATTTCCTTACCTGTGGCTCTCTTGTGTAGCTCACTTAGGTAAGCACTGATAGACATATCTACACGTCTAAGGTAGACATCTATCATACTAAAGAATACTCCTGAAAGGTCTTCCCTCTTGCTTGCCTCATCTAGCCAAGTACAGGATCTGTACCATCCACCCTTACTCATTTCTTTTTACCCTTTAGATTGTACTCAGCATTGAGCTTGTTAATGATAACATCCTGAGCCTTATTCTGCTCAGCAAGCTTCTTAATGTGCTCACCTTGCTTAACTACAATTTTCTTCCATTCATTTTGTGTGTCATCTAGCTTTTTGTCTATACAATAGGCAAAACCACACATACTTACAAGTATAAGAACTACTGAAAACCTTATAAAATTTAGTTTATCATCCATTTCACTTCTCCCTGTTTCTTATACATTTGTATACAAGTACTGACCAGTATGTAGTCCACATTAAGCTTGATAAAGATCCAAGGAATTGTTCTACTGTCATTACTCAACCTCCAAAAGTTCTGGATTTTTGTATATGTTACCTTGTAGGTACACACTACAGTTTTCAATGCAATCAAATAAACTATCCCACACTTCTTTACCTGTATTGATGTCTAGTAACTTAAACATACCTTTATCAAATACAATTTTAGCTACACCTTCATCTTCAAATCCATCAGAGTAAGTCCAAAGAATAATATCACCTTCAAAAAGAGTCTCACCAATATCATCTTTTAACTCTGATGATTGCATTACATAGTAAAAACTATCATCTGAACCTAGTGCTAAAAATAATTCACTAATCTCTTCATAGGTTTCAAATTTGTACATTTCTTTTACGTCTATATCCCAAGCTTTATACTTTGGAATCATTCTTCTACCTCCTCAACCTTAAATCCTTTATTGTTAAACACATAAGCCATACCATAGCTAGTTAACTCTTCTTTTGTGAACTCATATTTTTTGTGTTGTGTAGTGTTGTAAACATCAACAAACTTTGCACCTTCATCACTCTTATAAAGGATCTGTTTTGTTTCAACGACTTTTACATTGTACTTAATTTCCTCTTTCACTTTGTAACCAAAAAGCTTCATCTTTACTAGTGTTTCTACAGGATTGTTAAAGGCATCATTCAACCATAAATAGAACTCTTTATTTTTTTCTCTATTAGGTTCATGCCTCATCCATTCCCAAAGGCTATATTCAAGATTATCTTTATATGTTTCATACCAATCAGCAATAAACTGATCTACCTCAACACTTTCTGTGACTTTATTTAGCTTATCCAAAGTGTTTTGAATGTTACAGTCAATAAAGCCTGCGTTCCTCATATCCTTTAAATCTTTAATTACTTTACCTAGTTCCATCTTAAATTCTCCAAAATTTTAAAGTCAAGGGGAATTTCACCCCTTGTGTTTAGTTTTCTTTTTTCTTAAATGCTACTGTGAGGCTTAATACTGTTAAACCTAACACAGAAAGGGCTACACCTGTTTCTGATCCTGTTTGTGGAAGCATAGGTGCTTTATAAGTTTCTACAGGTGTTTCATGTGAAACTTCACCTTTATTTTCAACCTTAACTTCTTCCTTCTTGGGCTCTACCTTAGGAGACTCTGAAGGTACTTTTGGTTTATCTTCAGGAGTCACAGGAGGAGTCTTAGGATCTTCATGAGGTTTAGATGGTTCTTCAGGAATGTGAAGCTCAGGCTTCTCAAGAATCGGAGCTGGTGGAAGCACAGGAACATCTTCGATTGGAAGATAAGGCTTCTCAAGGATAGGAGCTGGTGGCATCATTGGAATATCATTAATATTCAACTCAGGTTTTTCATACTTAGGAGCATCATTAGGAATCTCCCAAGTAGGTTCAGGTTTATTTTCACCTGAGGCATCACCTTTTCCTCCTACCAGCTGTACATAGCTATATGAGGTAGATCCATCAGATTCAGCTTTAATTTCAATCTTATTAGTAGGATTGAAAGACTCTTTAACTGGTTTAGTAAGCTTAGTCTTATAGTTAATGTAGATCATGTGATCCAAGCGATCCATAGTGATTGTGAAGCCATGTTCAGATTTACTGATAGACTTAACCAAGTCCATAGCATCACCTTTATCAATCCAAGGATCAACACTTTCAATATTCTTTACTTCAAAGAAATTATCAACTAGCTTTTGGTTCTCACTCATTTCATCAATGATTTTCACATAGTTGAGAACACGTTTGGCATAGTTAATACGTGCTGTCCAATTAATCACTGTAGGGTCATCTTTGTCTTGACTACCCCACTTGGAAAGGAGCTCATCTTTACCGATCACTTGCTCTTTACCAATCTGTGTAGTCACAAGTGTTCCATTAAAGTTAGCTGTCACAGGTTTACCTGATTGAACCTTGTCAGTCCATGTAGCATCCAATTTCAAACTCATTTGTTTGTTCAAAGGATGACTAGCAAAGTAGTTATTGAACACTGTAGTTACAGTATTATTTTCTGCATCAGTAGTAGCCTTACCTACAACTTGCTTGTCAGGATTATACACGTCAAAGTCAAAGCTAGTTTGAAATTTTACTTCTTCAGGTAAAGTAAACTTAACTTTGTCACCTTCATTGATAGCCATGTTATCATCAAAGTGGATATTTTTATATTCCACAGAGAATGGTTGATACTTCCCTGTACCGTTTGATTGATCCACTACTACCTCAGGATTTTTTACAGTGATCTCTGTGCCCTCTTTTGTGATCTCTGTGGGCTGTTTAGCTTCAGTGGTATTATTCCCCTCTGAATTGGTTACAAGAGCTGTAGGAGCTTCCTGTGGGCTTACAGGGCTATCCTGAGCATCAGCTTTAGCATTATTTGCAAGTGCAAGTGTAGCAAGTGTAGCTACTGTTAAAATTGTTACTTTGTTAGTTTTCATTTTCAAATTGTTCCTTTTCTTTTTTAGTGAGTCTAGTTAGTTCCATTTTGTCAGGCTCATATCCTGAGTCATCATTTCTCTTATAAGCTTTACAACCCATGTTATCATCAACCACAAGATCATATACATCTCCTGATTTATGGTTTCTAAAATAAGTAACCATCCTTGATGAATTATTGGATTGTCGCTGTAAGAGTATCATTGACTCATACCAACCCTCAATAAATGCAGAACCATACATATCTGAGGTTTGGATCTTAGCACCCCTTTCAAGTTTCCTTGAGTGATGTACTAACATGATAGAGCAGTTAGTTTTCTTGCTCAGGTTTGATAGCATTTCAAGCCTTAGGACAATATCCTGATGCCTATTGATATCACCTGAACCGAAAAGTAGATACATAGGATCAATAATTAGGAGCTTAACTCCCAACTCTAGGATGCTATCCTTGAGCTTGTAAATATGATCCATTGTGATATTGTCATCCACAAAGTAGATAGGCAATTCTGTTTCACCAGTAATTGAATATATCTTGTGCTGTTCCATTGATAAGTTATTCTCACCTTGAATGATTAATACAGCACCTTGTTTCACTTCCCTTCCATCAAAAGGTTTTCCTGTAGCTACAGCACAGGCTAGATTAAGAGTAAGAGTTGACTTGAAGGACTTAGAAGGTGCTCCAATAACACCAACTGAGTTATTCTCCCACAAGTCTTCAATTAACCAAAAGTCCGTAGGATCAAAAGGCTCAATCTCATCCACACGCTTGATATTAACTTTACCCTTGTGTGGTTTCTTACCTCTTAACTCAGTATCTTCAATCCTTACAATTCCCTTAGGAGCTTTACTTAACCGCTTCAATGAGGCTCTATCTTCAAGCTCTTCTTCAATCTCTTTAGCTTCAACCTCAACTTTAGCATAAACTCTATTTACTTCAGAATCTACGTTCTTTTCTGTGAACTTAGCCATTGAATCAGGAGCATTTAGAAGCACAAATTTCACTTCTTCCTTGCTTGCTCCATTGATAAACATTTTGCTTTCAATGTTCCAAGCCCATTCTGATCTATCTGATCCTAAAATTCTCTCATATTCTTGCTTAACAGAATATTCAAGTAGTAACTCCTCTAGGTCATATTCTTTGTACTCTATAGGCTCATTATCAATTACCACACTTTCTGTGATATCCACATCTTTTAGATGCTTGATAATTTCACGCTTCCTGTAAACTGTACCTTTACCTTGCATACCTGATACTTTGAAAGTACTAGCATACTTGTGATTACGTGTTCCTGGAATCCGATAGAAATGCACAATGTCAGATCCACAAGGGTCAAAGTTGTATTTTTTAATAAGCTTTCTACAAATAATCTCTTGCTCCTGTGGAGTTACTTTATTGTCTAAAATCCAAACACCTTGAAATTTTCCTGGGCTTGTTTCCCAATAATAAGAAGGTGGAAGATCTTCAGGAATAGGAGCTCCATCAATGTCTTGTGCAATGATAAAGCTATCTTTTGCATTAGGTTTTAATCGCTTACCATCCTTAACAGGGGTAAAGCAGATATATAGATCATACTTATCCCTTAAGGCTTTAACCTGTGAAGGAATAAGTTTAATTTTGCGTTTGGACTCTTCAAAATCTCTAGAAAATTTATTTTCAGGGTGTTTTTCATTGTAAAACTTTTTGTTTACTCCAAAAGGTATTAAGTCATCTTCTGTATAATTTCTTTTCAGAAGATCTAAAAATTCTTTGCTCATTTATTCAAAAAACCTTCCATCAATCACAGGTTGAAATTTGAACCTGTCAGGCAATTCTCCTATCAAGACATTGTAAGGATGCCAATAGATATCACCTAACCTTGAAGAAGCTTCTTTCAAGTAACTTTTAATTGAGTTGATAAATCTTTTTGACTTTCCTTTGATAATTTCTAGAATATTACAGTTTATGTTTGTTTCTGACTCTTCAAGCTCTAAATAAGAGTCACACAAGCACTTTTTTTCATTCACCTCAATCAGTCTATAGTATCTTTTATCTGATACTTTTTCAGTGATGAACCCTAGCACAGTGAGCTGATCAATAGCTTTGTAAATAGTTCTACGATCCTTGACACCTGTCATCTCGCTAATATCTACTGTTCTAAAATACAACTCTTTTGTTTTATTCAAGTAAATAAATCCTGAGTATACACAAGCAAGAATTAAGGCTGTAACCAAGCTCATCCCATACAAGTTTACCCATCCTAGATTAAGGTTGAGATAATCTTTAGCCTTTCCATTTTCATCATAATTAAAACTATCATAGTAAAGGCTAGTATCTACTTTGTAGTTTCTTTTCCCAGCAAACTTAACACCTCCATAATTGAAGAAGAAGCTTTTGTTTTCAGCAATACCTAGATCAACTAAATGATTTAAGTATCTAGTCAACTGTGATGAAGACACAGGAAAAACCTCTTGCAATTTCTCAGTACTGTAGTTGAATGTCATGGTTTCTTCTTTCGTGTGGCTAGCACAGAAGGCATAAAATAAACATTCATTCACAGAATTGAAAGGGTTGTTTTGCAAAAGGTTAATTGGAATTTTAATGTACATTATCATTATCTCACTTTCTTTTTATTTTTCTAATTTGCTAGTGTAACCCTATTTTAGCACAATGATTTCCAAAAAGCAATACTTTTATTTAAAAATTTTAAATTTATTTTCTTAGTATCCTAGTAGCTATATACTTAGTAGTTAAGTAACTATATATTATATAAATTAAGTATTATTATATATAGCAATCTTTAATGTTCATACAGAATAGGGTTTAAAAATTCATCTATCCCCAGATAAAGAATTTCAAATAAATATCACAGAATTGTAAATTTTAGGTTTAACCTGTTGACAATTTAGCAATTTGTGATATAATGCATATAGTTCTTAACTAAGAACTACTTTTATACATAAGTTATCTTTCTGATCTTTATGATCTTTTTGTTTCTTTTTATGTATTCTAGTTAGTGTATTAGAGAAAGATCTCCTTTCCATTCTTAGGAGGTCTTTTTCTTTTTACTTACTATTAAGTATATGGTAAGCATCATCAGCATCCAAGTGAATACCTGAAAGAATCTCAGCTGTACCAAATTTCTTGTATTTACTATCCTGTGATGTATTGGCATAGAAACGTATTCCTACATCTTCTAGCTCTCCTGTGTTTATACACATTCCCTCAATTTCTTTAAAATCTTCAAATTTTAAGTAAAAGACAAAACACATCATTGCTATTGTGAAAGAATAAGCACTTTTAGCCATCTCTCCACTTCCAAAATTTGTGTATGTTCCTGAAAAGGCTATATCTTCACCTTCCTGATAGTAATAAATACGTGTGGAAGGTATTAGGTTATATTCTTCATCTAAACAGTAAAATTTCAGCATTTTATAACCTACAGCATCTAAAATTTTAGGAGTATCACTTCCTGTTTTCCTTTCAGCATGACAAGAACCACAGAAAGCCCACTTTTTAGAAATATCTTCAATTTTATCATCAAAATAATCATAAATTAAGGTTCTGTAGTGATAACCCTTATGAAAATTAGGCTTACCTATTAGGTAGTTATCAAACCATGCTTTCACTTCTCCCCAGATCTTCAAATGATCCTCTTTAAAGGCTATATTTTGGCTTGTAAGCTGTTTTTTAAGGCTGGGGGTATTATTCCCTTCCTCATACTCAAAACCGCTGTAGTAGCTCTCTAAAAGCACCTTAAACGTGATATTTTCATATCTATCATTCAAGGAACGGTTTCTAAATAAATGATGTGCTTTATCTTCAGCCTCACCTCTCTTATATTCTAACAGCTGTGCTTTAATATCCTCTATAGGGCTAAAATGCACAAGATTAGGATAAATAACCTCTTTTCCATAGGCATTTAATATTTCATTTGTGTAATGATCCTCAATAAACCTACTAACTTCCATATAAGAGTAAGTTAAAGCATCTATAATACCTTCATCCTTAACTTTACCAACTAATCTAGTTTTAATTATAAAGTCACAAATAGGATCTATATAAGGCTTTCCTAGTGACTCTTTTAAGGCTCTTTTCTGTATCTCCTGTAAGGGTTTAAAGTATTTATAACCTTTTAACTCCTCAGGATCTAGATTTTCCTGTAAGTATTTCAGCGTTTCTGAATAACTTCTCTTGATTTTAACTTTATTCATATAGACTTAACCCCCTAACTCCTATTAGGGCATTATCTAAATAGAATTTTCTTCCTGTGATTAGTACCCCCTTAGTGATCCCTTTTTTCTTTAATGCTTCTGCTGTGATCTTGCTTACAATGATATATTGATTATTTTCTATTAAGCTTTTAATCACAGGTAAGGGGTCTGTGATAGTATAATCAATAATATCAATAGGTACTCCCTCAAGTTCCTTGATTGTTTTGTAGCTTGTATATGCTCTTAAGGTAAGCTTACTTTTTGGGATAATCTTGTAAACGTTACCCTTATGATCACATATATTTATATTGTGACCTGTTAAGTTAATCATTTAACCCTCCTAGATAAAATTTTAAGCTTTCAGGAATAAGAAGAGGCTGGTAAGTACCTGCATTAATGTATTTCAACCTTACTTCTTCCCCTAGCTTGTTCAAAATAAAATAGTCATGGTTATTTTCATAAGCTTTAATCAAAATAACCTTGTCACCTTTCTCTAACCAATCCCAAGACTCCCCAAGGATATAAACCCCTAGGAAGTCAAGATAAGGAGCGTGAAAGTAGTTATTTTGCTCAATGAATTGTATAACCTTATCTACTGTTTCCTGTATCATAGCTTGTGAGCCTCACTTGTGATATCAACAAAAGTCCATAGAACATATACAGCACAGTAGAAGAGAAGGAACAAGCGAAAAGAGTAGTCTAATACAGGATGTAATGCAATAGAAAAGATTACAAATACATTTGAGTAATAGATAAATAGTTTTTTAAAGTTTAATTTGCGTTTTTTAGTGTTTTTCATTTTAGTTTTCTCCTTAATAGTCAGTTTCACCAATTTTTTCAAAGTTTTCCTTATTTAACTGGAATAGCTTACAAGCTTCATTCAAAATTTCATCATCTGAATCCATTTCTTCCATATAGTAAAATTCTGTAGAGTATTCCTGGTTCAGTGGATCTTCATAGTATTCAATAATGCACTTTTCATACCAATTAGTAGGGTATTCAGGATTTAAGTTTTTAACAAAATAGAGTCTTTCTCCTGTTTCAAGATTTTCAAATATAGGGTAAGTCATTTTATTTCTCCTTGATTAGTTTTTCAATTAGTTTTGCCATAGCTAATGAATTTTTAGATAAATTACGTGAACTATCTATTTTGTGTAACTTTCCTTTGTGGTAAATTCCTTCACAGTTATCCCAAAATAGATTAGTTAATTTAAAATAGAGCTCATTTGCAATATCAACATAACTTGAGTCTTTATTAAATTCTGTAATAGGCTTTTTAGTACCTCCCACAAGGTAAATACAAGCTTTCTTTTTATAAATAACTAATTTTAACATTTTAAATTTCTCCAATGATTTTAATTTATTGTATCTTTATCAGTGTAGTAAATATCACCTATTTTATAAAGGTCATAATCACTAGGATGTACGTGTATTTTGTGTTCTTTTTGTGTTTGAGAATCCCACAAAATGAATTGTAAGTATTCTCCATCATCAGTCTTCCCTACAATTTCACAGTCTGAAGGATTAGGGTTTTTCACTATCTTTTCTTGTTTTTCTTTCTCTAATCTATCATAGACATTAGACAAGTCATTACCAGCCTTGAAAATGAACATTATAGCAAAAGTACTGAAGAAAATCCCTATGTATAGGATATTCAGTAAAATCCTGTTAAATCTTTCCATGATATACCTTTCCGATTATAGATAACTTCCAAACATTTTCGGCTACTGTAATAACTAACTTGCTCTTTTTGGCTTCTGACCAAATAACAAGCTTGTGATCCCCATTTTCAATATAAGCATCTAGAATTTGCTTATCTTTAAGCGTGTAGTTTTGAACAAATTCCTGCTTTTCTTGTTCTTTAACTGTAAAAGTGGTTACTTTTGCAAGTGTGTAGATGTTTAAACCTAACACACAAGCTAATAGAATAGTAAATAGTGCTTTTTTCATTGTTTTTCTCCTTAAATGATGAAGTCAGTAAGTCCTTTTTTGCCTACAAATTGGACTTTTGTAACAAATTGATCTGTAGATGGTTTGTAACTAACATAGAAGTCATTTCGTCCACAATAGTTAAATAATTGAACAAGTGCATCACGGTCACTTTTACTTTGTCCATAGATATGGGCTACTAGTGGGAAAGTACTGAATTGTTCTAATGTAACAATATTAGTTCCCCAATGGTCAAGCTCAAAAATATCAGTTTCTTTATTGTAACGTGCTTGCCATTGGCTTTCTAATGATCCTACATAGCCATAATCGTACATACGCCCGTTTTTGTTTGCATATCCTTTTTTGTGTGCTTTTTCAATAATTGTTTGTAGTTGTTTAGACATTTTTATTTTCTCCTAGATTTTAAAATTTAAATTAAAGTGTAACCGTTGTTTCCAAGTTACCAAGGCGATTGTTTAAGGCTTAGATGTTAGGGTAACAATTACAGCAATAAGAGTTGCCATCCTCATGAGCCCAAAGGTCTTGCTCTTCTACAGTTTCTCCGCAAGAGTCACAAGTAAGCTCATCAACAGTTTCTTTATAAATTTTAACCATGATAGGTTCTCCTTAAGATTTTAATAGTGAGATCTTTGCTTTTGGCTTGTCTCACAAGTCCTATGCTCCTTATCCTAAGAAGGTAGTAACTTGACTTTTGATAGCTCCTAGGTTGTATCTCTCTCAACCTCTGATACTATGATACCATTATCTGAAATAAAAGTCAACCCTTTTTTGTTAATTTTTTATTTTTATTTTAAAATTTTTTAGCTTTTCATCAATTATATTTTTTAATTTTGTCTATTCATAATTAGAAAGTGAGTGAGCAAGAAAGAGGAAGAAAGAAAGAAGAAAAGAAAGAAAGATAATGCTTGTAAAGTAAACCCTTTTTTGATATAATATAGATAAAAAGTAAATCATTAAGGAGAATGAAACTAATGGTAAAGATAATAGAGATATCTAACAATCACAACCAATCAATCAGGATTGAAGGAAACAAGCTTACATATAAAGAAGCTGGTAAAGTAACCATCACAACTCTCTACTCTCATATGGTAGATGAAGAAGACCTTATACTTATTGGAGGATGTAATAGCTATCAAGTTATTATTGAAGAAGCTAGTATATACAGTAAACATATCAAGGAAGCTATCCATCAATTAGAGGGTGATAAGGTAGTGATATTCAGTGAGTGGGCTATTAATAAGCGTTGGGAGGATTAAGGCAATCATTTAATGGTTGCTTTTTATGTTGGGTAAGGTAAGAGGGTAGATAGTACAGTTAGGTGAGAAGAGAGTATGCATTGTTTTGGGTAAAATGGATGGTTTATGCATATTTCATTCACTTTACCCATTTTTTACCCATTTTTTACCCATTTTGCCCAAAGTAGGAAAGAAAGGGGTTGAAAGGAGGTTGTTAAAAATGGAAAAATGTTAGGTCGATTAAAAAATGAGGAGGCAGGGAGGAGGGCTGGATATTGCTATTGACCAATATAAAAATACAGTTAAAAATAGGGTTACTTACTTACTCTCCCAAAGGTCTACACTCTTCCTCTATTATGTTAAAATAAGGTTACATTCCTCCATAACCAAACCTCTTTCATTATTACAAAAAGAAGGTTGAAAATTACCTTCTTAAAAATACCAGCATAAATTTTTAAGGTTAAAATAGGGTTTATAAAGCAAACTTGTTTGCTACCTAAGTAAAATAAAAAGGTAACTTAAATGTTACCCATGTAGATTAGAAGGAAGGAGTTCCTTCAGTTTCCTTTAAAAATTTACTATGACTAATCGCTATTGACCTCTCAGGATTAGCATGACCTTTCTCACCATAGAAAGGATTGGCTATATGCTTCTCAAGGCTAAGGATTAAGGAGTTAAAGATAAATCTTCTTGTGTCCATTCCTGCTTTGCTACAGATTAATTCCATACGAGGTGTTACTGTGTCAGACTTAATGCTAAAACATGAATAATACTCAATAGGGGTAAGGTTGTAAAGGCTTAACCATTCGTCTAAGGTTTGAAGCTTATCTTTCATGATAATCTTTCTTGTGACCATCTTTGTGAAGTTAGCATTGAATCTAAACTTGGCTGTGAAGTCCTCTGTGGTAAAGTAGCGATTAAGGTAGCGTGAATATCTATCTCGGTATCTATCCATCCTCTTTGTGCTTAAGGCTACAAACTTACCATAAGCTCTAGGGCTGACTATCTTTTCATAGAATAGCATCTCCTGTGAAGACTTAGGCATAAACTTCTTGTGATCTAAGCTAAGGAAAAATCTAAAAGGCACAGGATTGTAATATTCATAATCCTCAATGCTCACCTTGTGGAAATAGTTATATTTAGCACTATAGAGGAAGTTTGCTACTGCCTGTGCTCCATTTTCTTTATACACAAGATCAACCAATTCCATTCCTTTGTAAGTCATGCTCATTAGGTTAAAGTAAAGCTTTCCTAGCTCACTGTGGCTTAGCTCTTCTGTGCACAGGTGATAGTAGTCTCTAAGAGGACTTCTAGAGTATTCTATCTCTGTGATATCATCACCATAGTGCAATTTCACAAGGTCTTTAACATTCTGCTTTAGGCTTCCATTGGCTACTCTCTTTCCTTCCAATTCCACAGAGGCTTGAAAGTATTCCTCTGAGATGATATTGTTTCCTGGATGTCTATCTTTACTGAAGTAGAGCTTAAAAATTTTACTGTACATTTATATACTCCTTTGGCTAGTTAAGAATTATTTTAGCACAGTGAACGATTATAGTCAATAGGTAAAATAATAAAGTTTTCCTAAAATATCTGTTTGGGGATTAATGACAGCTATATATAATATAACTTAATACTTACTACTTAGTTACTAAGTTACTAGGTTACTAAGTTAGTAGTTAAGTAGTTACTAAGTAAGTACCTAAGTATTAGTGATATTTATATATAATTAACTTACTTAACTATACTACTTAGTTACTTAGTAATTAATCATTAAGTACTAAGGTTAAGTAATTAAGTTAAATTATATATAACTACCATTGATACTCAGATAGATTAAAAAGAGGTTGTTGACAGAATTTCACTCTTGTGCTAAGATTATTAGCATGAAAATCTTAAGTTTAGACCTGAGTACAAAAAGTTCAGGATATGCAGTTTTTGAGGATGAAAAATTAATTGATTATGGTGTGATTAAAAGCACAGACGAAGACCTTCTTGTGAGAGGTAACTACATGGCTGAATTTGTGAGATTACTCTGTGAGAAATATGGCAAATTTGATTTAGTCGGAATTGAAGAGCTAAAAGTTTTAAGTAATCAGGCAACTCTTGTGAAATTGGCACAGGTGCAAGGAATGGTTTTAAGAGAGCTTAAGGATCAAGAGGTTAAGTTTGTAATACCTACTGTGTGGAGAAAAGGATTTAAGCTAAACGGTAAAAGAGCTGATGCAAAAGCTAAGGCTATTGAGCTTTGTAAAGAGCTAGGTTATGAAGTTGAATGTGATGATGATGCAGAAGCAATACTTTTAGGAATTTATTTCCAAAAAGGGGTTGACAAGGAAACCCTAATCTGATATACTAATTATCAGGCACACCTATTCCTTTCTGTGTGACCTAGGATAGATTGCTCATTGTGAGCGGTGTTTTGTTCCACGGTGAGAGGTTTTTGTTGATATTTTTCCCTCTCACCTCCCTCTGCCCTTGTAGCCAAGTGGTTAAGGCAATGAGTTGCAACCTCATGATTTTTTCGCAGGTTCAAATCCTGTCAGGGGCTTGTCATGATTGGTATTCATGTCTCCTATGGGGTATCTACCCCTCTGCATCCTTAGCTCAACTGGATAGAGCACACGCCTTCTAAGCGTGCGGTTATAGGTTCAAGCCCTATAGGGTGTATATCAAATTTTGGAGGTTTGCTAGTATGGCTAGAACTGGTAAACTTTACTCTGAAACAATGCGAGAACTCAGTCTCTTGGATGAGGACTCACTGAAGCTTTATCAAATGCGTTGGGGGCTAGTAGACGTAGATGAAGTTCTTGTGAGTAAGATAGGCTTTGAGGTTTATAACTCAATTCCTCCTGCAACTCCTGTGGCTAAAAATGCTATGCTTCAAATTATGGCTAGTTTTGAAGATAACTATGAGCGTAAGGAGTGGGCTGACCGTATTGAGGGTAAAGCAACTCAAACTACTGTCAATGTCAACCACGATACCAAGGATGGTGTTGAGGAGCTTAAGAATTATACTAAAGCTAAGCTTGATGAGTTGTTTGGAGATATGAATGACTAAGAAGAACCCTAGAAATAAGGTTTTTGATAGCTATTATCCTGATCTTTTGGTTTTATTAGAGACATTTGCATCCTCAGTGATCTATGATGGTGATTATTTGACTGCTGAAGATGCTGTCATTGACTACCTTGTGGATATGTACTCTTCGACATTCCTAGATGAGATTGATTACATCTTGGATGCCTTAGGGTACAATATCTATCCACAGGATCTAATAAACCTGAGAAATGGTGTTGATACTTCTTCTTTTGTGAGAAGTAATCGTGGAAGACTGAGAGAGATTCTTGATGGTCATGTAAAAGACCTTAAGAAGCTTGTGAACGAGAACAAGGACACTCAGAGCAAAGAAGATATCTTCCAGTCCTATTGGTCTAACATTGACCGTCTTGCTTTAAGTGAGACACAGATGGGAATTGAGAAAGCTTCTGTGCAAAGTGCTAAACTCTTTGGAGACATCACAGGTGAACAGCTCATGAAAACATGGAACGCTGTAGGTGATAAGCGCACATGCCCTATCTGTAAGGCTATGGATGGTTTGACCATTCCTGTGGATGAAAGCTTCCAGGCTGTAGCTCCTTCAGTTCAGATCTCAGAAAGTCTTGATTACACAGGAGGAGATACTGTTTATGCACATCCAAGATGCAGATGTTGGGTTACTTACTCAAAAGCGTAAGGTTTTATCCAACAAGGAGAAGCTATCAATCCTTTTGGATCAAGTAACTCCACAGGATCAACTGAAAGATGCTGTGAAGGGAAAAATACCAAAGCACTTTAAGCGAAATACCATTCGTGAGAGGTTTGGTTTAGAAAAAGAATTAGAATATTACAAGCTTGGGTTTACCACAGCATTATCTGAGTTTAACTTAGAGCTATGGTGGTCTCAAGCTGTGCAATTTGGAGCGTTCCTTAGTGGAGACTTCAAAACAGGATACTGTGTGGCTACTCCTCGGTATGGTAAGTCATTCCTCTGTGGCATTATGTCAAACCATTTTGCCTATGAAGGTGAGAATTGTTATGCTGTAGGATCAACACAAGAGTATTCAGGAATTATCATCCAGCATGCTAGGGAAATCCTAGTGAACGCTCACCCTGATGTGAAGGCTATGTTGTCCTTTGATGAAAAGGATGTCACCTCAGTGGATAAGCGACTAAAGCGTGGTTTATCATCATTCTCTAGTGAAGGGTTCACATTCAGAAATGGTGGTAAGTTAGAGGGTCTATCCGCAGGTAGTAACTACACTGATCCATCTAAAATCCACGTTATTGGTCGTGGAGGAAACATGTTTGGGGATGAAGCTTCTGACATCTCACCTATTGCCCTTGGTCACATGGGTCGTAGAGAATTTGAGTCAGATGATGGTCGTAAGTTGATTATGTACCTAATCTCTAACCCTCGGTCATTGAATAGCTTTTATGACTTCATGACCAATGAGGATCTTGCTGATGATGAATTTGTTATGTGGCTGGATGTGGTTACAGCAATGGAGGAGGGAAGCATCAGGTACACCAAGGATGAGTTGATGAGATCTCAGTTCACAATCACAGAGGATTCTATTCGAGAAAACCTCCTGTGTGAGTTCCCTACTGAGAGATCTTCATTCTTTGATGCCTCACCTGATATTCTTGATGACTTTGACATGAAAGCAGAAGGCTTGGAGTTCTTCCTTGGAGTGGATAGTGCCTATAAAGGTGCGGACTCTATTCAGGTTACTATCTCTTCTGTGGACAAGTCTAATCACTTCACAGCTATTGATACAATGGACATTAAGCCTAAAGAGTGGATTGATGGTGTCACAGCTATTGAAATTGTCAACAAGATTGTAACCATTGCCAATCAACTCAATGTGAAAGCTATCGGCATAGATGCTGGTGGTGGAGCACATATTGTACAGCCTCTCAAGATGAGAAGGTTGTCAGGACAGCTTAAATGCCCTGTGTATGACATAAACTTTGGTGGTAAACCTACTGAGATTAAGATCATTGGTAAAGATCCTAGTGCTGAATATGCTTTCAACAGAAGGGCTGAAATGCACCTAATGCTGAGAGGTATGATGGAAGCACAAAGGGTTTCATTCGTGAGAAAAGTGTGGGATGCTATTTCAAGGCAGATGTCATTTGTGTCTGAGGTTCAAAGACCTGAGGACAGAAAAGTTAAGATCAGACCTAAGGCAGAGATCAAGAAGCTACTTAGACAGTCTCCTGACGAACTAGATAGTGTATTGCTTTCTCTCCATGTGGCTGAGCTTTATTACTTAGGAGGGTCATAATGACTTGTGGAAAGTGTAAGAAAGATGACTGTGGTGGTCAATGTGCAATGGATAGGCACTTCCTTGCTGACTACAAGGACAGACTGATCTATTCAAGTACAGGGTTCAGAGGAACATCTATCAATGAAAACCTAGAAGAGATTGAGCAACTGGCTCTTGATCTTCCTGATGTTGATTACATCCTAGATAACATTGTTAATTACATGTTCACCAACTCACTTACTACTGATGACTTCAGTAAGGATAAGGAGTTGAGAAAATTCCTCTATGGTCATAACTTCAATGGACAAAGAAACTATGATGTACTGAAGCAGGTAGCTAAAGGGTATAGAAAATATGGATACTATGGTATCCTAACCACAAAAGAGGGTCTTGTAGGTATTCATCCTAAGGACATTCTTGCTTGTGTGATTGATTATCCTAAGATGCCTGTGTTAAGACAAAACTTGACTTATCTTATCAAGAAGGGTGACTACTACAGAACACCTTATGTACAGAAAACAGGAAACCCTAGAGTAGCATCTGACTACTCAGAGGATGATATTAAAGAAATCCTTAAAGATCCTGAGAAGTATAAAAATGATGTAATGGTTGTTACTAGTGATGAGTTCGCTTGTGTCAGACTAGATACATCACAGGTATTCTGTATGAGTCCTTTGCTTAAGGATAGAAAACGTGTAGAGCTTATTCTGAATATTCTTAACCGTATGAACTACGATATCTCAAGAAATGGTATTGGTACTATTGCTTTACAAGCTAAGGATACCTTGGAAGAGCAGATTGAGGAGAGCGTAGAGCAAGGATCTGCTTTCTCTAGTGGAGAGCTACTTGACATGGGTAGAACTGCTAAGGCAGAACGTACTCAGAAGATTGTTGAGGACATGAACGCCTTTGCTGAGAAGCTTTCTGAGACTGAGTTCAATGATGCTATTGTGTATTCAGGCAACTTCCAAAACCTAGAACAGCTAGAGCGTGATACTAAAGCAACTGACTTCCTGGACTACTTATCACAGTATGTTCCAGCGATTATCTGTCAGATGTTTGGAGTACCTGCTAGACTGTTTGACTTGAATAAAACAGTATCAAATATTGGTACTTACAGCATCATTGACAACGCTATGAAGAACACAATCATTCCAATGCGAGATCACTTCCTTGGACAGATTGTACACTTGCTTCAACATACTACAGGGCTAAAAGAGCATATCAAGTTTGATAGCTATGAGTTTACTAACAGCTACAACTACAATAATGACCTTTACATCCTTGATGTTTATGAACGCTTGAAGAATGTTGACCAGCGAATGGCTGATGCTTATTTAGCTAAAAACCTAATCGTGTAAGGAGTATATAATGTCAGACAAGATTATGTCTATTGAAGAGCTTGCTAAAATGCAGGAGAAAGTCATTGATGCAACTAAATCAGATGCACCTGTGGCTATTGAAACACCTACCACAAGTGTTGTGAATGGTGATCCTTCTAAGGTTCAATCTATTGACCCTAAGAACTACACAGTGGAGTTATGGCTTCCTGTGACAAGTGCTACACCTGCAACTGCTGAACGTGTAATGGATGGCACAGCATATAAACAATTTGTAAATGCTGACCAAAAGTTCATTACAGCTCGTATTGCACGTAAGGTTCGTAACTATGCTTCAGTAATCACTATGGCATTTACAAAATTCAATGAAGATGGAGATTCAGAGATCTACACTGTGGATGATCTGCTTAAAGTCTATGAAGTATTTGATGATGATGTGATTGATGCCTGTGAGAAGCTTGTAGGTACTGTTCTTGGTATTCCTGATCACTTGATGCAATACATCACTGATACTTCATTGATTGAGACTTGCACAAAGATCATCAATAACAACCCTTCATTTTTTCAAGCTGGTTAGTTATCTAATTCGATACAACTGGGCTTGGGTTAATGGAAAGATAAAAGAGAAAGATGACTACCGTGGACTAGCCTATGAGGACATGGTAGCTATTAACCTTGATGACATAGAGGAAAAAGTCCTTGCTGTGGTTAAAGAATACAGAATGGACTACCAATATGTAGCAGATCAGATGTACTACCCTGATGTGACTGTGTATTATGCTAAGATGGTCAATAACAAAGCTTTTAGTAGCTACAATGACTATCTTAACCTAGATGAAGAAGCAAAAGGTAAGTATGTTACTGATTGGGGAGTTCCTGAACCTTATGAGTATGAACTCCTAACACCTGAAAAGCAACAGAAGGCTATTGAAGCCAAAGATAAGCCTAGTACAAACTCCTTGAAGGATATGTATAGGCATGGAGGAAGATTAAATGACTGAAGTACTTGGTGATGTACTTGGATTCTTAGATACTAAGCGTAAAGAAATTATGCCTGAGTATGTACGCAATGGAAAACCTGTGTACACATTACGTAAATATGCAGACTTGACTGACCTTGATGCTGAGGTTCTTATCAATGGTGGTACAGAAAACGTAGCACAAAAGATCCCTACTATTGGGGTATCAGGTAATATGCTTCGTACTCCACGTACATCATACGCTGTTAATGTTGAAATTGCCTTTGACAACCGTGTGAAAGTGGTTGACCAAGATTTAGGTGATGGTAAGTCTGAAAAGGTATATACCTTTGTGGTTGACCAACGTGCCCTTATGGAGCAATCTACAGGTCATATCTATGCAAACTACATTGTAGGGTTTGTAATTGGTAAAGGTAAAGGTGGTAAGCCTGAAGTCCGTGGTACTGTTCATATCAAGGAAGATGAGTTTATCAATGACTTTGATGCTACATTTGACCCATTTGAGATGGAAGCTATCATGGATTTGATTAACCATTACAAGCTTGAGCATGGTACAGCCAAGGTTATTGATACCATCAAGTTTTAATTTAGTTGTGGTAGGGTTGACTCCCTACCTCTTTTTGTTATAATGTGAATATAATTATGCAAGGAAGGAGCACGTTTAATGGCTACTATTAAAGTTCCTAAAATGAACCTCAAGATTGAAGTTGATGGGGAAACTAAAACTTTCAAGTCACCTTTGGCTGAAACAATCTTGGCTCAAGTAAGACGAGTAGTTGTAGGGCATGAACAGATTCAATATTATGATGTTGATGAAAACAAGTTCAAGTCATTCACTTATTGCTGTGGTGATAAGTATGAATTTAACTATGAGCTTGAAGAAGTTCCACTTAAAGACACTGAATTTGACTGTTATGGATTCCCTATCACTTATGCAGGAGATAAATAATGACAGAAGTAAAAACCGTAGGACAAACCTACCAAGAGTACTTGCGTGAAGTACGTGCAATACAGTTTGGTAGAGAGTCTGAAGTTATTTCTTCTATCACTGAAGGCACAACTGTTAAAGCTGTGGAGGCTGAGAAGCCTAATAAACAAACAAAGAAGAAGGTAGACAAGTAGTGAGTAAATTTAGAGTATCAAGATTCCTGAAGCGTGACCTAGTAGCTAGAGTAAGTTTCTTGAATGATAAAGGTATTATCCAAAACTCACGAAAGTTCTTTGAATTTTATCCTGGTGACAACCAAGAGAGCGAAGGTTGGTATGAAACTACTGATGAAGTTCTCTTGGCTAGTCTAAAGGAGCAAACAGAACAGCTACCTTATTCACCCGAGACTGAGGCAGGACTCAAACAAGACAATGTTGAGTATGAGTACGCCTACTGTGCCTCATGTGGTGGTAAGAAAGTAAGAAAACTTAAATATAATTTGTTTGAGGTTATTGAATAATGCACATCAAGACACAGATTGCAGGAAAGATCATGAATGAGATCAATGACTACCTTGAAAGAAAAGATAGCCTTGATAACATCTTGAACTTATCCCAAGAAAGCACTGAAAAAGAGTGCCTATCTGTGAATAAGGTTGAAAACAGTGAAGGTTACATGACCTTGTTATCTGAAGGTTCTGTGCTCTATCAGGATGGTACTATTAGACTTTACTTGTGTAAGGGTACACTCAAGAACTGGTATGATAGCATTGATGAAACTTTTGAAGGTTATGTATCAACTGGTCACAGAGATCTAAATAGTTATCCTGTTAGAGAAGGTTATTTCAGAAAGAGTGACCTTAAATTGGTTCAGGATGACAATGGTAGATATGATCTACTGGTTAAACCTCATGTCAATACACAACTAAGCAACGTTAAGGATATTATCCTTCAAGATGAGCCTTTTGCAATCTCATCTGAGTTCCTATGGTATCACAAAGATATTGGGGATGATGATATTGAAGAATATGCAAAACTCATTGCTTATAATGTGGAACATGGCGGTGATATTGATGTACCTATCACAGATAAGGTAGAGATTACTGGTTTCTCTTTTGTAGGGAATCCTGGTAATGCTAAGAGTGGTGGATATGATCCATCCTTACTAGTAAGAAATGAGGAAGAACACTTGAAGAATAAAGAAATTCTTGAAAAAGTACTTGCTCACCTTTCTGCTCAAGTAGAACCTGAGGAAGTTAAAGAGGATGAAGTCCTTGAAGAAGCTCCTGTGGTTGAAGAAGAGCCTAAAGCTGAAGAAGCTGAAGAAAAGGTAGAGGAAGCTACTGAAGAGCCTAAAGAAGAAGAGGCTAAATCAGAAGACTCTCAAGCATTGGCACAAGCTATTGAAGCTATTGAGAAATTGACTGCTAAAGTGGAAGCTCTTGAAGCTGAAATTGCTACTAAAGATGCTATTATTGCAGAAAAAGAAGCTAATGAAGATGCTGTAGAAGGACAACTTTCTAAACTTGCTGTGTTGCTTGAAAAAGCAAACCCTGTGGTTGAGAAAGCTTCTAAAGTAGTTGAAGAAGAACAACCTAAGAACCGTTTTGGACGTGTTCGTTTTGGAGGACAATAAATTGACTAAAGTAAATTTTGATATTTTGCTTGGTGAAGCTATTGATAACTTGTATGAGCGTACTAAAGCTCAGCTAGCTAACAAAGAAAACTTCACTAATGAAGATGGTAAGATTCCTTTCGGTATCTCACGTGACTGGTCTAAAGCTCAACCTTCACTTCGTGAAGTTGGTATGGATGATGAGTTGGTAAACGATATCCTTAAACGTTTTGAACAATCATCTTTCGGAGCTTTGCGCCAAGCTAAAAATGGTGACTGGATCATGGAAGGTATCACTTGGGGAACTAAAGCTCCTGACTTTGCTAATGATACTTCAGATGCCTGCTGTTTCACTGAGAAATTCACTATGCAAGCAACTGGTGATGCTACTCCTGTACGTTACCTCTGTTTCAAAGACTGTGAAACACGTCTTGACCGCTTGATGAAAGACAAAATGCACTTCAAACAAGGAGATCTTATTAATATCTTCCAACGTTTGGGTATGTCTTATGAAGAAGCTGAACAATTCATGGCTTGGTACACATTTGCCTTTATCGTTCAACGTCATATCGTTCAAGGTATGTTGAACTTCCAAGGTCAAGGTCTTCGTCCATTCGCAGGTGTGGCTGAAATGATGTCTCACCCAGGGGTTACTCCTATTGATGCTTCAGGATCTATCATTGGTGCTTTCCGTCAAGTAGCTTGCTACCTAGATGTATTGAACAACCAATCTGCACGTTACAAGATCTATGTTCACCCACTTACACTTCGTGGAATCAAATCTGAAATTGTTCCTGGTAAAGATGGTAAACTTCCTCAAGGATGGTCTGTAAACGGTGAGTCTATCTCATTCCGTGGTATTCCATTCGGTGTATCTTACCACTTGCCTTATGACCTTGAAAAGACTATGACTGGTGAAGCTTATGTGATTGACTTGTCTAGAGTTGAAGCATTGACTCAATATGACTTGTTCGTACCACAATCTTCTATCTACACTCAACGTACAGAAGATACTTCTAAACCAGGATGTGAAGTGATCTGTGATAAGTATGAAAACTTCGGTTTGGTACATACTAACTCACCAATCTCTCACTTGTTGATTGCCAACATTCCATTGGATCAAACTTGCCCTGCTGTGGTATTTGAACGTATCCAAGGTCTTCTTACAGGTCTCAATCCATTCCCTATGGCTACTATCCCTGCAAAATAAGGAGTTAAGATATGCAACCTGAATTGGAGTTAATGAAGATTACACAGAAGCTTCAAGATAGGTGTGGCTGTTTTGACTGTGATGATGGAGCAACTATGCAACGGTACATGGAGAGCTTTCTCCGTGTACTTGCTAGATTGTTCTGTTGGACTGATGGTGAATGTGATACTATCTTAAGAGCTAGAAGACATGAAGTGATTGAAGTCAAAGACTTTGAAATCTGTGGATGTGATGCAATGGTTGAGATCAAGCCTTACTACTTTAAAGGTTTTGACCCTTCAACACTTAAGGTATATATGCATAAGAGAAAAGGTCTTGAGCGTGAGGAGTATGAAATTACTCCTGATAAGTACAACTGGTCTTTTGTTGATGGAACTATTCTTATCAACGTTACTGAAGAGTTGAGTCCATGTTGTAGATGCTGTGACCCTTGCTCCTGTGAGACTGAGTACAAGATTATTCTTGATTATGAAGCTGGTTATACTTCTAATAACCTACCTGATTGCATCTTTGAAGCAATGTGTCACTTCATGAACATCTTTGTAGCTTACCAAAATAAATGTGGTACACTTGATGAGTGTGCTAACATGGATAGACTTGCTGTAGGAGCTGTCCTAGAGCAAAAATCAGTAGACTACATTGTTCGTAAATGGACTGTGGATAAGACAAGCCTAGATACAATCTATGTTAAGCTTATCAACACATGGGCACTTAAGACACTTAGTTCACTATCCCTGTGTAAGAAAGTTTACACAGAAAATATGTACTTAGCTATTGGGAGAAGAAAAGAATGTTAGTAAAATACAATGGAGAGTATGCTAGAGAGCAACGCTCTTATGGCTGTTCCAAGTGTGGTACTGGTCGCTCAATTAGTGGAGTAGAAACTTATAGAACTGTGTATAGAACTTACTACAGTGGAAGGCTTTATATCTTTGAACAAGGTAAAACCTATCCTGTGGATGACATCTTAGGTAAGTATCTAACTAACTTAAGATACACAGATAAGGAAGGTGTAATCAGAAATACTTTCTCTGAAGTACCTGATAACACTGAGGCTACCTATGTAAGAAATGTAGAAGAAACTGAGTTTCATATTCCTGAAGAGCCAAAACCTACAGAGGAAGCTCCTAAGCCTTCAGAAGAACCTACACCAACTGAACCTCCTAAACCAACTGAGGAACAACCTACAGAACCAGGAGAAGGTGAGGGTTATCCTCCTTCAGATCATCTTGATTAGGAGGTCGTAGATGCCACTACCTAGAACTAATAGAGAGATCCTTGTGTTAAGGCAAGGCACAGCAACACCTACTTATGATGAGAACTCTAGGCAGGTCATGAAGTGCTTGTGGGAAGAGGTTGAGCATTTATACTGTGTAGACCACATGCCTACATCTAGGGGTTCTGAGAGTGATGCTACTACAACTCACACTCTTGAAGGATCTAGACAACTAGAGACTTTCTACTTTTCACTACACAACCAACACCATTCTTGTGACTTTGATATCAAGCATGGGTACTACATCCTGCAAAGAATATCTACCAAGTGTAACTATTGGGAATGTCCTGAGGATGCTGGTTATATGTTTTGGAAGGTAGTAGCATGTCGCACGTATGAGATTATGCCTGGGTGCTGGGATATAAAGATGACAGGTGAAAGACTGTCTCCACGTGAGAGTGAACAGAAAGTACTTGAGTGTGCCCCTTATATCAAACAGTTACAGGGGGTGATTACTCGTGACCACGACTGATATTCATGACTGGAAAGGTACTGAGTTTGTGGAAGAGTTTACCGACTTTGTTCTTACTGGTACTTTGGAAGCTAAAGCTATTGCTTCTAAGCAAACAGGTAGAATGGTAAACTCAGTTAAAATAAGAAAAGTCAGTGATGGCTTTGAGGTGTATAGTGATCGTAATGACTTCCCTCCTACTAAGCGAGGTAAAGTTAGATACTATACCAAAGTTTATGTTGAGAGAGGCTATCCTAATTATCCTCCATTTGACTTCCTTATGGAAGGTTTCCTAAATGTAGGAGAGGGAGAACTTGTGAAAGGTGGAGTAGGTCAGTACTCTGCTAAGCACCCTTCAGGTAGACGGGGATCAGGTACAGCAATTCTAACTCAGAGCGATAAGTCTGCTGTGACTGCATATAGAGAAAGAGCTGAAAGTAGATTGGCTGTTAAGATTCCTAAGAGGCTACAGAAATGAATAGTGCAATATACATAAACATTAAGAAATGGCTTCAAATGTATGGAGCTGGTGTTCTAGACTACTTCATTCAACCTGACCATCCTGAAGAGCTAGATCCTAGAAAACGTTATGATAACTTTGATGTGCAATTTAACCAACACGTAGGAACTACTGAGCACTTCCAACTTAACCAAGGAGCTGAGTTTCCATTCTTGGCAATAGATGTTTCTTGTGATAATTCTTCTAAGTGCTTTCCTAGATTCTATGTAACATTCTCTGTATATTACTCATCTGTGTCTCCCCCTACTGGTAGGGTATGTATTGAGAACACTCCTGAGGGTAAACTTGAGTATAGAGAAGAAGTGCACTGTCAAATAAAAAATATGTTGGTTCATCAAGTTAAAACCCCTAAAGGTATACAGAGAAAGACATTCGCTCAGGATGTAGCTTCATTGGATAATTGGTACTTACCTATCAATGCTAAAGTGCTTGATGTGGGATGTCCATTAGACTTCTCTAATGAGCTTGTAGATGAGGTTGAAATGTTCTCATTCCCTGCTACCTTATCAATATATACATGTTAAGAAGGAGAGAGAACATGGCTGTGGAAAAACCACTAAATGTAGATGAGTTCTTCATGTCTCGTAATGAGATTGCAAACCGTCACGGTAGCCGTCTTGAGCTTCAAGCAATGGCACGTGTCCGTGAACACATGGTTGAAGAAGCTAATAACCCAAAACCTTCAGTGCAAGCTGATAACAAGAAAAAGGAGAAATAAATGTCTAACTGTTTTGTAGATATGTCTCATCCTATGTACGGTTACAATACCCAAGATAAAGACAATAAAATTATTGTCGCTATCAATGAGGAAATCCGTCCTTGTGTTCGCTGGAAAGCTAACAAACAAGTACAAATTCCTACTGGTACTTTAGTACAATACGTACGTAAGGATGTGCCTGAAGATCAACTAAACTGTACACCTTTGAAATGCTTCAACACAGGTACACTTTATGTGAAAGCTGTAGATAAAGCTATCAAGGTAAACTACCAAGTACGTTCAGATGCTGATGACTATGCACTTGGTTTCAACATGGTATATGTAAACGTTCCTAAAGCTGGTACTTACCAACTTAAAGTAGCTGTAGCAGACTTTACAGATCTTGCTCAAGCTAACTCATACGTGTACACATACAACTTTGAAACTCATGCACCTGGATTCGTACTCCGTACCATTGACCTTGCTGATACAAAAGCAATGACTCAAACAGGTAATGGATGGAAACCTTCTGACCACGGTGTAGTAATCTCTTATGAAGTTACTTACACAGGTACAGATGACTTTGATGGTCAAATTGGTCTTTCATCTCCAATGATCGTTAATGATCGTGCTGAGTTGCGTAAATTCTCTAATGTGTTGCTTTCATGTTTGACTTCATTCACACACAACATTTCAGTACCTACTACAGATGCTAGATGTTTTGGACGTCAATATGACAAATCACAAATTGAGATCACTAAAGAAATCACAGCTACTACAACTTCTTGTAATGACTACTGGTTGAACCCACTTCAATCTATGTCTAAGAAACTTACAAGTGGTATCCCTGTGACAGACAGCTTCACAGTAGAACGACTTGAAGTAGATGGTAAAGAATATGGATCACTTGTTATCCCTGACCTTTACTATGAAGATTGTAATACAATCATTATCTCTTCTGACCGCTGTGACTGTACTTACCTTTCATCAATGCCAATCTCTGCTGGTGTAGGTCTTGAGGATGATGAGTTTATCGCTCTTACTCAAACACATCATGGATTGAGTCGTGGTACAGTTCTTGTGAACCCAATGTACATTGGTGAAAAACTTCTTGTGACTTACAATGCTGAGCGTGATGTTGAGCTTATCGTAGCTAATGACAAACGCTTGAGAAACACTCACTTCCGTGTTACTCAAATGGTTGAAAACACAAGAGGAATCAGAGAATACTATGTATTCAACAATGTCCTTATCACAGAAAACTCAAGAGAGTTCGGTACAGATGGAGAAATCACTTTGTCATTGACATTCACTGTAAGTCGTGATGAAAATGGTAACTTCTATGAAATCCGTAGAAACATTGAGGATGTAGCTTAAGTAGGAGAGTTTTAATGTCAGTACGTACTATAAGTGTTACAATTAATGGTCTTAACGATATTGAGGCTAAGACAAAATTATTGAATAACATGAAAGCGACTGTGCTTGATATTGAACGTATGATTAAGAAGATGGGCAGGTCTAATAACCTGCCCTCTATTAATTTAAAGCTCAATATTGATACTTCTGATATCCAAAGACAGATCAATAATGTAAACGCTCTTGTGAGCAAAGCATCAGGATCTAGTGTTGGTGGAAGTAGCAAGGTAAAAAGTCAAGCAGTAGAGGTCACTAACTTAGCTGAGTCTTGGAAAAACGTAGGATCTGCTATGTCTATAGCTGATAGAGCACTTACTAGTCTGACATCAAACATGATTAAGCTAGGAGCTATCAATCCTGCTAAAACAATGCTCAGTGGTCTCAGATCAGTCTCATCTGAGCTTTTAAATGTACAGAAGTCATTTACATCATTAGTCAATGGAAAGCTTACCAGTGGCTTCCAAGGCATCATTAATTCCGCTGTGACTACCTTGAGACAAGGTGTTGCTGGAATGGTGTCTGAGTCACAAAAAGTAGGGGATGCTATGCAGATCTATAGGGTCAACATGTCATCTCTAGGCTTTAATGAAAAGGATGTAAACAAGTCTCTTAAGAGATTAGGAGATTATGGTAAAGCTTCTGTGTATGATGCTTCTGACTTGCTCAACCAAGCATCAACTTACTATGCTTATAACCGTAAAGACTCTGAGGATATTGTAAAAGCCTTTGCTGGGCTTATTGCACAAACTCAAAACCCTGTACAGGGTCTTAAGACAGCAGGAGAGCAAACAGCTCAAATGCTTGCTAATGGTTATCTTAACCAACAAGACTTCAAGTTCACAAGAGAAAGATTCTCTGCTCTTGGTGCATCTGAAGTTAATAAACGGCTTCTAGAGCTTGCTCAGGCTAAGGGTTATAAATCTATTATTGAAGCTACTCAGAAGAAGGGTATCACAGCTGATGAATACCTAGATGTCATTAAGGAAGTAGGTAACAGTCCTAAGTTCCAAAGCCTTGTGACTTCTATCCTTACTCCTAAGCAAGCTATTGAGAACTTAAAAGAAACACTTTCAAACCTCCTTGTGTTTGATAAAGTGGATGAAGATGGTAATACTACCCCAGGTGCACTTAACAAGGTGTATGTGGCTACTAGAGACTTCATTAAGAATATTACAGATCTTGTAGGTAGTGCTAAATTTGAAGGTTATGTAAGATCACTAGGTAATGCTATTGGTACAGGAATTGAGAATATCAATAAGTTCTCAAGAGCTATTACCCTTATGTTTGGTGACTCACTAATTAAATCAATGGAGAAGTTTGGTAAGGACTTTGCATCTAACTTAGATACAAATGTTATGAAGAACTTCCAAGGATTGATGCAATCTGTGATAAACTTCTTCAATGAGTCAGGAAGTGCTATTGGTCGCTTTGTAGGTGAAGCTGGTAATGCTTATATCAAATATCTTACCTCTTGGATTGATATTGGTAGATCATTAATCAGTGGGGGTATCCTAGATGCTATCACTAATACCATTGAGGTTATCACTAATCTACAAACCCTTGCTGTTGACAGTGGTGCTGTAAAAGGACTAGCTGAGTTCCTTAAGGGTATGTCAGATGTATTAAAAACACTGACAGGTGAAGGTAAGTATAGATCCTACGCAACTACAGTAGTTACATCTATTAGAGGTTTTGCAGAAGAGCTAGTTAAAACATTAGATTTTCTAGTCAAGAAAACACCTATAATTGAAGTAGCATCCAAGTTAATCTCTTCTGTGTTTGACTTCTTCTCAAACTTTGTGAAACTCACAAGACAAGGGATTGATAATGATGGCTTCAGAAATGGACTTAAGAACTTAGGTAATGTTGTAAAAGACTTACTTGATTACTTAGCTCCTGTGCTTGCTAGAATAACCTCTAGTGCCTTAAATGCCCTTACATCTGACACAGGTGTGAGATTCTTTAAAGCACTCTCAAACTTCGTTAAAGCTGTAGTAACAGCTATTGAGAATGTTATTAAGTCATTTGGAGGAGGAAACTTACAAAAAGGCTTTGAAAATATCCTAAACACTCTTACTGTAATGGTAGAGATGTTTGCTAAGGTTGCTGAAGTACTTGGTCATGTAGGTAAATACCTCATCATTGGGGCACTTATTGGAAAAGCCACTTCTCTTGTGTCTAACATTGTGTCATTCATTGGTACAACTGTTAATAGCTTGGGTCAACTAAGCAACTTTGCTCTTCCAGGAAAGGTTAAGCAAGGAGTAGCTGGTGGACTTACAGGAGGTCAAAACCTTCTTGCTGGTGGTGGTTTAATTTCAGGATTCCTAAATAAGAGAGCTGATAAGTACTACTCTAAGAAGAGTCAAAGAGCTTTCCTTGCTGATGACCCTGAAATGGGAAGCTACTATGCAGGTTTAGCCTTACAAGCTAGAAATAATACTAAAGAGCAACTTAAGCTTAGTAAAGTCTTTAAAGATTCTGCTCAAGCTTATAAGAATGTTAGAGCCAATGGAGGTACATTCAGACAGGCTATTGGAGCAGGTTTTGATAAGGCTGGTAACTTAGGTCAATCACTCAAAGGAGCTGGTCTTGCCTTTGGTACTATGTTTGGTGGAATAGCCTTAGATGGTATCAACAATGCTGTACAAAGTAGTAAAGTTTCTACAGGTATGAAACAAGCCTCTACTGTGATTACAAGTACTGCCTCAGGAGCTTTAGCTGGTGCTGGGATTGGATCTATGTTCACTCCTATTGGAACAGCTCTTGGTGCTGGTATTGGTGGTTTTGTAGGACTTATCCAAGGACTATTCACAAATGATGCTGAGAACCAAGCTAAGAAGGAACAGGCTAAGCTAGAAGCTGAAGCTGAGAAACAGAAGAAAGAACAGAATAAGGCTATCAGAACTGCTCAGGTTGATGCTCTTAAGCAAGAGGCTAAACAGTATGGAGATCTCATGAGAAACTTCTATAGATCTGTGACTAATGACTCTTCTGTACAGTCTGATATTTCAAATGCCCTAGCTCTTGTGACGGGTAACGCTGGTAAGTTTGGTGGTGACTTAAGTAAAGGTGGGGCTAACCTTGGACTTGCTACTGAGTATCTTCCTAAGGATGTTGACAAGTATAGTGTCAATATTGGTGGACAAGAGAAGACTTGGGCACAGTGGAAAGAAGAGCTTGGTGTGACTGACCTTGAGCTTATGAAGTCATTACAGGCTTTATATGCACAATATGGTCAAAGATATGTTGAGCTTAAGAATACCACAGATGGTACTACTGCAACTATTCAAACTCTCTCTGATACTGAGTATAAGAGACAAGAAGATTCATCCAAGAACTTCACAGATGCCTTTAATGCTCTTAATATTGCTACACAGAAGATTCCTGAAGTACCATTCAAGAAGATTGCTGAAGTAAAAGAGCAACTAGAGTATGCACTCAAGGGTAGCAACTTTAGTAACAAAGAGGATCAAGATTCTGCTATTCAGAAGATTCTTATAGATATGGGTGCTAGTGAGGAAACTGTCATTAATGCTTCTAGGGATAAACTCTATAAGTGGGCTAGAACACTAGAAGAGTCTGCTACTGCTAACTCTAGAAGTAATGATGAAATACATGCTGAGGCTGTTAAGGAACTTCAGAAGGTACTAGATAGCACAAAAAACAAGGCTTGGAATAAGATGCTTGAAGGTATCTTTGATAATAAAGAAGACTTCAACCTTGAAGAGCTTGTAGGTGTTACTGTAGCAACTAAAGGTCTTGATGAAACTACTAAGCAAGCTATTCAGTATAAGCTTCAACAAGCTTCAAAACTGTCTAAGGAGAAGATCGCTGAAATTACTGGAAAAGATGTAGATGCTATTGTGGCTCAATTACAGACATTTAGTGATCTAGGTGAAACAAAAGCTTCTGCATTTAAAGATGGTAGTAAAGATCTTGATGGTATTCTTGAAAAGATTGGTATCCTTGACCAGAAGGTAAGACAGAAGGTTATGGATAAGATCATCAAAGACCATGAAAGCATTGAGAAAGCTATTCAGGAAGCTTATGAGGACAAAGGTGCTCTTAGTGAGAAAGAAATAGCCTCTCTCAAGACTTCATCAACTAACTTAGTTGAAACACTATCAAATCTTATCACAAAAGGTCAGATTAAGACAGATGAGGCTAAGGAAATTCTTAAGAATATCCCTATTGACTTAGTAGACACATCTAAGCTTAGTGAAGAAGGTAAGGCATTACTTAAATCACTAGGACTTAAGGTTGATAATACCACAGGTAAGATTACTGAGATGAAGGATAAGGTTAATGGTAACGATCCTAAAGATGTAGATACATCTAAGATCACAGAAGAAGCCAAAAAGATTGAAGAAGCCTTAAACTCCCTTGTGAACAGTGTTGCTAATGCTGTTACTAGTATCTTTAACTCTACTCCTAAGTCAGTTAGTGGTGGAGGTAAGAAGAAAGGCAAGCGTAAACAGTTTGGAGGTATCATTCCTGAGTATCACTCTGATGGTGACATCATTGGGGTTGATTGGACTCCAAGAGGAACTGATACTGTGCCTACTATGCTTACTCCTGGTGAGTATGTCTTGAGGAAGAAAGCTGTTGAGAGTCTAGGGCTAAACTTCCTAAATAATCTCAATAAGTATGGTAATAAAGCCTTGCAAAGTAACTCAGGACAGACTATAATTAATAATGTATACAACACAAATAATGCTAAGATCAGTCAAAATATTGACAACAAATCTCAGTATCTAAATGGGTTGTTTGGAATTGACAGATTGATGAGGTATGTTTAATGTTTAGATGTGATGAAAACTTCACCCAACCTAAACGCTACATCCAATTTAATGACCTTGTGTTCCTTGGTAGAAAATCTATTGATGAGCAGACAGAAAGTATTAGTTTGCGTGAGAATAAAACCTCACGCACTTTTACTAATGGGTCTTATGTTGGTAACACTAGTAAGATGTCTCTTGTGGACTCTAACACAATCTCATTACAGATAGCACTCAAGACACATGACTGGTCAGAAGAGCATGTACAAGCTCACTATGACTTCATCATGGAGCAATTAATGACACCAGGAAAGCTGTGGGCTGTACAAACAGGTCTACAGCTTGTGTGGTGCAATGCTTATGTCACAAGTATTCAGAACAATAAACAGTGGGTACTCACAGATGATGACTACCTTGTGTTTAAGGTAGAGTTTGATAACCCTGATGGTGTATGGTATAAGGCTGATGATGATAAGACATTCCTAGAGCCTTATGACAACTGTGACTTCCTTGACATGAAAGCTAGTTGCTTAGGTAAGTCAAGACACTGCTGTAATGGTCTACCTAACTGTAATAACTACTGTGAGTGTTGTGAGAGTGATTGCTGTGAGATGGATGGAATGATTGATCTTTGTACAGCACAAACCAATGTAGAGTTTATGAATGACTTCTTTGAAGAATGTAACTCTAAGTGGAGAGTAGTCTACAACTGCTCTAAGTGTAAGAAAGATGGTAAAGGCTTACAGTGTATGTATAAGCATGCTATCTGTGACACTTGTGTGAATGAAGTTCTCACAGGAGAGTTTCTATCTACTACAGTACTAGATAGTCACAAGTGGAGTATTGCTATTGAAGGAGACTTCAAAGATCCTATTGTAAGGATTAATGATATTGACTTAAAGATTAAAGGTGAGTACTCAGGAGTGCTTACAGCTAACTATAAAGGTGAGCTTAAGTATGCCAAGTCTTGGGAATGTCTAGAGTTCAACTATCAGGATATTTCACTTTCTGTGCTTAAACTATGTGCTGAGTTACCTTACATCAAGAAAGGACTCAATACTGTGTCAGTAAGTGGTGTAGAAAGTGATACTGCTTGTATTTATATAGATTATGAGAGTGTAACAGTATGATTGGTTATATTATTAATAGTGAGGCTTCAGGAAGGAAGTCAGTAATTATTCCTAAGGATGACTTCCTTAATGATATTCAAGTACAGTTTGCCTTAATGGAAGTTCCTGCTATCTCCTTGACCTTACCCTTAAAATATTCCAAGCTACTTAGTGGTAATACACACATTGTAGTCCAAACAGAGGACTGGAAGTATGAGGGCTATGTAGGAGATAAGTCTAGTGACTATCAAAATAGCACAGTTACAGTTCAGACATCACATGTAATAGGTAGGCTGGGTAAGAGAACCCTTCCTACCAATGTTACTGTGAAGGCTAGATCAGTCGTATCTGCTGTAGAGCAAGCTATGGGCTACTGGTCAAATGAACAGCACAAGGATGATCTCTTAAATGACTTCAAGATTAAGTATGTAGATGACTATGCTGAAAAGAACTTGATTGAGTATGAGTTTTCTAGAGAATCATTCCTAGAGTTCCTTACCAAAGTGTGTGAGAAGACTACTTCCCTCTATTGGAGAGTAAATCGCTATGATCCTTACCTGATTGAGTTTGGTATCTTTGGTATTAAGAGAGATGTCCTCATCAATGAATATAACTACCTTGTGTCTTTAGATAACATCTCAGAGAATTATGAGGATACTATAAACATTGCTGTAGCTATGTCAGATAAGTCAGACTCAGGAGCTAGTTCATTGACCCTTAGAGACATCTTCTACAATCCTAAGTTCATGCTTGAAGGATTCCCTGTGATTAAGACAGGTAATAAGGTAAACTCACAGCGGTCTTATGACTATCCACAGCTTCCTGTGTTTGCTCCTGAGATCATTGGTGATGAGTTTGCTATCCTAGATGAAGAAGGTATTGCTCTAGAAGCAGGAGAGCTTTATTGGGGAACAGTTACTGATAATGACACTCAGTCAATCGCAGAAGATAATAAAGAGATCACAGATGCTGATAGGCTTAGAGCCACAGAACAGCTCTATAGAACAGCTATTAGAAGACTTAAGAACTCACGCAGGAAGATAGTCTACACAATGACTGTAGAGCCTCTGAAGAAGCATACAGTACAGGCAGGAGATAGGGTATTGTTTACCCTTAATGCAGGAGTTTGGGAGCTCACAGCTTGTTCTAAGTACTATGAGAAGGTATTGAAGGAAAGTAACTGGTTCTTTGTGACCAAGATCACTGACCTTTACCAAGTAGGAAGTAACCACTTACAGCAACTAGAGCTGTCTAAATATCTATACAGTGATAGAGACATCATTGTGAATCAGTAGGAGGAGAAATGGTAGATTATCTAAATAAATTAGTAAATACTGTTAGTAGAACTAAATCTAGGGTAATTCAACAGTCTAAACAGCGTAGAGGAGGGGTAACTGACCTCTATGCTCTTGACTACGTGGATTCCCTTTCTACTGCTTCTTCCTGTGCTCCTTACTCAGATGATAGTATTGAAGGATCTGAGAGTGATGATATTGAAACAAGAGTAAAAACCTTTGCTAGAGCTATCAAGAAAGAGATTCCTGAGGCTAAGGCACAAGGTGTATCTGCTATTATTGGTTACTTTGTGAGAGAGTCTAATGTTACTGCTAGAAGGTATGAGGCTGACTATGCTACAGGCAAACAATATGATAAAGTAGCACAAGAACCTACAGCAGAAAACCTCATGGGATCATGGCAAGCCTTTGCATCACTCTATAAAGACCCACTTAATGAGCCTGGATACAATGTAGGTGGTAAGCACTGGATTGGTTTAGGATTAGGTCAGTGGACAGGTCCGAGGTCTAAGGCTCTTTATGAGTTTGCTAGAGCTAGAAACAGTAGCATCTTTACTTTCAATACACAAGTAGCCTTCATGATGAGTGAAGAGACACTTAAGAATGTGGTAAAAGAAGTTGCTTCTAGTGATGGAGATATTGCACAGCTTACTACACGTTTCCTTGCCGATTGGGGAGGAGTACCAGGTAATGCACTCCAAGAACGTATTGATGGAGCTAACAAGTACTTTGAAGTGGTCAAGAAAGCCCTTGAGAGTAAGGACGAATCACCTAAGGAAAAGAATGAGTCTCCAAGTGACACTGTTGTGATTGATAGAACTAAAGGATCTGCTCAGTTTAGAGTCCTTGTGCCAAGTGACTTAGATAGATTCCAAAGATGGTTCTTAAAGTTCATCATTAAGATGGATGTGTCACAGTGTGATGGTAAGAAAGTAACTCCTCTATCAGATGTCCACTTAGTTGTAAGTGCTAAGAATGAGGCTACAGGAGAGCTTTCTGAGATTGAGCTTACTGAGATCTTCAGAAGACAGTGGGGGTGTAACTGGATTGGTGATGATGCTAGTGGTGAAGGTATCTTCCCTAATAGTAATCCAATGGAAGGTTATGACCTTATGTATTCTGCATGGTATCTAAATGATGCTCAGAGAAGTGCCTTATTCAGTGCTGGTGAGAAGATTTTCACTGTGTATGCACTAGGTGAAGCACAGATTACACTCAGAAACTTCCTTAAGTTCAGTCACATCAACTAGGAGTAAGAATGAATATTATAGTATCAAGGCTATATAACAGATACAAGAATAAGCTTAACCAGCTACACAGCATGGAAGCTAAGCAGTTTAAACTTGAAGAGCACTTAGCATCTCACCCTACTGATTACCAAAGTGTGATCCAAAATGAGATCCTTAAAAGTGATATTCAGAGGGTTGAGTATGCCCTAAAAGAGATTGAAAGAGAGATGGAGTACTATGGAGAATAAAAAGTTTCTTGTGAAACGTATGAGAAATAGAATCCTTGTGGAATCTGCTGTGGAATACTTCTTTAGACAGGTTTATAAGAACCATGACTATGGAGGAGCTAAGGAGTGGATGGATAGTGATTATCTAGAGCTTACACTGGAAAAATACTCCATCTTTTGTCGTAAAAAAGACAACATTATTACACTAGATAATGAAGAATTTAGCTATGACTTCTCCTACATAACAGGGTTGTGCTCAAGTTTACTGAAGGATAAGATTGAGGTATAATTGATATGACAAATGCTTACCAAGTTGCACAGCGTGTAGTAGGACAATCCATTGATGTTGATGGCTTTCCTCCTAGTCAACCCTACCAGTGTGTAGACATTGTGAATTGGGTAGCTCAACAATTTGGAGGGTCTTTACTAGGTAATGGTAATCAGATTGGTATAGGTAATGATGTAAGTAGCTTTGCTGATGTTATTCCTTACTCAAATGAATCCCAACTTAAAGTGGGTGATATCATTTCTACCAATGAACCAAGCACTCCCTATGGACACACTCTTGTGTATGGTGGAGGTGGAGTCAATAATGCTAGAGTTATTGAGCAAAACTTCAATGGTATCACTCATGTGATTGAGCATACAAGAACGATCACAGGATATGGAGCAACTATTCTTAGAATTGTGAGAATCAGAGGTCAGGATAACTATACTCCTGATGGATCTAGTGGTACTAGTGCTGATGCAGGTAAACCTAAGAAGAGTGGTGGAGTACAAAGAACTTTCTATGAGATTGTAGTAGATAAAGTAGAGGGCATTAAAGGTAATGGTGACAATACTGTGCTTGACACCTTCTACAAGTGTAATAAGGTCACAGGTAAGATTGATGGTGAATGGCTTATCTATGATAAGTACAACGGTACTGTAGGCTACCTACCTAAATCTGCTGTAAAAGAAAAGACTGAGTACTCTAAGCAAGACAAAGAGCCAGGTAAGAAAGAAGTTGAAAAGGCTAATGGCTATGATAAGTTTTCAGATAAAACTAGTGATGGTCTAGATCAGTCAGGAACTCAACAGATCTACACTTTGGCTCAATTTATATCACTAGGTAGGGTAGAATATAGTGGTTATGAATGGACTTATTCCTCAGGTAACAACTTCCCTACAAGTGTAAATGTGAATAAGAGCTATAATGCTTATGGCTTCCTTTCAGACCAAGATGGTCATATTATCCTTTCTGTGCCTTCATCTTGGGGTGATGTTAAGGGTAGACTTTATGACACTCCTTTTGGTTTTAAGGGTAAAGCCTACTTAACTAATGAGAAAACATCTATTGATGTTTATGTAAGATAGGAGAAAATATGGCTTATAAATTAGCTGAAGAAGATAAGCTCTGTGGAGTTATCTATCCAACTTATGAGGGATTTAAACCTATCCCTAAAGCAACTTGTGAAATGCTAGAGTCCAAGTGTGATGAGCTTGATATTGAGATTAATTGTGGAGGTAAAAAGGTAGAGAAACCTTCTGAGTCACAAAGTGCTCCAAAGTCAGTTTCTCAATCTAACTCTACAAGTACATCGACTAGTGCATCTAATTCAACATCAGAGTCTAAAAGTGAATCAACTAGCACAAGTGAGTCCACTTCTAATAGTGAAAGTACATCTACTTCAGAATCAGTAACTGGAAGTGTTACAACAAGCGAAAGTACTTCAGTAAGTGAGAGTGAGTCCTCATCTAATACAGGTTCTGAGGTTACTTCAGATGATACTATCAGAAGAGATATGGAGAAATTACTAACTTCATTAAACCTAGGTAATCTTAATACTTACCAAGAAGGTGAAGTGTATGATAAATTATCAGGTCTACAAACTCTTAAGGATGAGATTAGTAGGTTTAAAGACAAACACAATGATTATGTGATTGATTATACATTAACTGATCCTGAGAAAGAACCAAAGGCTTCTACTGATAATAGCAATGAGTATAAACATTATATTAAATTAGTTGCAACAAAAGAAGGCAAGTCTACTGAAGTTTCAGGGTATCTTCCTTATACTAATACTCAATGGGATATTTTATAGGAGAACCTAATGGATAGATTAATTGTAAAACTCTTAGAAAACCAAGCTGTGATCTCAGGAATAACACTATTTGTGACCACAGCTTGTGGTTGTGGGGTAGCATGGATGAACCACAAGAGAAACCAGCTTGTAGAACTATCTAAAGGTGCTAAGCGTTCTAGCTTACGCTCTGAGTACCTTAACATCTACAACTCTACTGAGTTTACTTGGCAGGAGAAGTGGGATATGACTGATCCTCTTGTGAAGGAGTACTTTAATGACCTTGGTGGAAACCATTACATTCATGGTCTTAATGAGAAGATGAGAAGGCATGTAGAAGAGGAAAAGGCGAATGGTAAAAGTAGTAATTGATGCAAGCTGTTTTAAGGGTTCAGGTGGAGGTAGTGGTACATCTTATGATGATACTGCTATCCTTGAGAGGCTTAAGAAGCTAGAGAATAGAACAGACAACTTTGTAAACAATGTTACTGTGTCAAGGGATGGTAATAAAATCAAACTAAAATACATTAGAGTTGATGGAACTTCTAGTGAGGTAGAGTTTGATGATAAGGATACATTGACTGTGGCTTATGATGACTCTAACCTTAGATCTAGAGTAGAGGCTTTAGAAGCTAAACCTGATAAAGACACAGTTTATGATGATAGCTCTCTCACTGAAAGAGTAACAAACTTAGAAAATAGGGTAGACAAAGATACAGTTTATGATGATACAGCTCTAAGTGCTAGGGTAACTGCATTAGAAAATAAACCATCATCTGCATCTTATGATGATACAGAACTTAGAAATAAGGTTACAGCATTAGAAGCTAAGGCTGATAAGGATGAGCAAGAGCTTCAACTAGAAGGTAAAGTACTTTCTATCACAAATGGTAACTCTGTGACACTACCTGATGGTAACACAAGAGAGACTACAGAGGATAAGATGGTTAAGCTTCCTGAGAATAGAATCTTAGAAGCTTATAAGACACCTATCAGTGTACTTAATGGTAAGAAGATCCTCTTTGTGGGAGATAGCTTGACAGAAGTTAACTACCGTACATCTAGAGGTTATGTAGAGTCACTTAAGCAAGATAAAGGTATTGAGGCTATTAATCATGGTTCTTCAGGATATGGTTACTCAACTAAGGATGAGAACTTTATGGGGGCTGATATTGACTCTGCTGATGCCTTTGTGATTGCACTTGGTATCAATGACTTTGGTAATGTATCAGGGTATAATCTCCCACTCGAAACTGTACTTAAAACAGTTAAGAGAATGTTAAGTAAGGCTTCAATGATGGCTGGTGATAGACCTTTTGGCGTAATCACACCTATGCCTTATCTTAAGACAGTAGGAGACAAAGTAGGTGCTGGTGGTTATACACTTAATCAATTAAGAGATGGCATCATTTCTGTGGTTAAAGAGGTTGAAACAGAATATAATAGATCAATTCCTGTACTCAAACTTACAGATATTGATCCACTTCAGGTAGCTGAGCACCCAGCATCTGATAATACCTACTTAGAAAAATATTTCAAACAAGGTAATATCAGAGATGAAGAGTTCCTACACCCAAATGATGCAGGGTGGAAGGTTATTACACCATATATCTCATATTGGCTAGAGAATACCTTCAAATTTGTGGCTAAGAAGCCTGATGAAAAGACTCTTCAAGTAACTAAGCTACCTAATGGAAACTTAGAGATCAATACTACAACACTTCCAATTAAGTTTGATAGTACTGAGACTAATGCTTTTAACAGAAATAAATTTAGAATACCTACTTTTGGAGATGGTTCTAATATTTATTCTCTTAGAGGTGAATATTCTGATAAGAAGACTGTATATAAATTGACTTTCACTATCAATGATTACTTCACTTTTGATACTGATTATCATCCTCATGCTACTGATTATGCACAGTTATTCTACTACTTTGATGTCGATTCAATCACAACTAATCCTACTGAGTACTTAGCTACACATAATGTTAAGTCAGTCATGGCTGAGAGAAATTGTGATGAGAAAGAAGCCACTTATATTATGAACTTAATTAAGCTCTATAAGGAATATCAGGATAGACAGTTATTCACTGAGGAAGAGAATACTAAGTATAAACTTCTTAATAAGTCTTATGTACCATTCCCTATGAAAGTAACTATTGAGAAGAGGTAACAAATGGCAATAAGGATCAAATTTGACCCTGAGTGTTTTAAATCTGGTAACACAGGAGGAGGTCAATCTGTTGATCTCCAACCTGTGCTTGATAGATTAACAGCACTAGAAAACAAAACAGATAATGACACTTTATATGATGATACTGCTCTCAAAGAAAGAGTTAAAGCTTTAGAAGCAAAAGAAGACAAGGATACTGTGTATGATGACAGTGCTTTAACTGCTAGAGTCACAGCCCTTGAATCTAAAGAAGATAGTGATAAACAAACACTTACACTCACAGGAAATGAACTATCCATTTCTAATGGAAACTCTGTGACTCTCCCAGTGGGTGTAGGGAAAGAATTTGTTGTTACTAGTGATACTGAAGGTGTTGTAGTAACTAAAGCTGAAGCCAGTAACACAACTACTTACAATGTGAACCTAGATGATGCTTTAAATAAGTACTATATGAAAGCTGAGACTTACACTAAGAAGGAAGTGGATAACCTGTTAACAAATCAGGAAAACAAAGCCACTGACCTTACAGTGTATAGAGGATCTTTCACTGATAGAACTAAAGTTATGGAAGGTGAACATGATGCACCAATTTCACCTAGAGTTACTCTTACTTACTCAAGTTCAACTGGTGTAGGTATCTTCAAGATTGACTTCAAAGTAACCTCAAAAGTAAATTGGAGAGATGTTATTGCAACACTACCCCCTGAAGCTCCTGTTCCTGTTGAACTTGTAGAGTCTCAGGTTTGGATTGGTAATAATAACACTTCTGTGTGGATTGATAAAGGTTCAAGAAATGTTCAAATTTTTGGAGTTTCTAATCCTGAGATGTTTAACAAACGTATCATTCTATCAATCCCAGGTATCTTTAAGAAAGCATAATAAATAAGGAGAACTAAATGAACTTAACAAATAAACAATATGACTTATACAAAAAGCTTGTAACTGTAGTTGCACCAGCTTTAATCACTTTAATTACAGGGCTTGGAGCTTTGTACAAATTTGACTCAACTGCTATCACAGGTACTCTAGCATTACTTACTACCTTCACTGGTACTGTGTTAGGTATCTCAAGCAAGAAATATAATGAATCTCAAGGAGAGTAAACATGGACTACAAAACCTTTAAGTCCAAGTGGATGAATAAGGGTGTAGATGTGGATGGAGCATGGCATTTTCAATGCTGGGATTCCTTTGCACAATGGTGTAAGGAAAATGGAGTACCTTATACTAACTGCACTGTGTCAGGATACGTAAAAGATCTTTGGGAACAAAGACGAACTAATGGTATCTTAAAATACTTTGATGAAGTAGAAATGATGGAAGAAGGAGATGTAGCTGTCTTTAAAGAGGTAGCTGGATGGACTCCTGTATCCCACGTAGCATTGTTTGATAGTGATGCTGGTGGAGGTTTTGGATGGTTCTTTGGGCAGAACCAAGGAGGAGTTGATGGAGTACATAACTTAGTCAAACTTCCTTATTCTGCTACTTACCCTACAGCCTTCAGACTTAAGAAGAAGGCTACACAAGCTAAACCACAAGGAGGAAATACAACTGTGGCTGTACCTGCTAAGAATATTAATGGAGAGATTTACTCAGGACTTATTACTGGTGTAGATCCTAATGCTATGAACTCTGATAGCAATAGAACAAAGATTGACAGAATTGTCGTGTAAATAAATATTCATAGATTAAACTTGTAGAAAGGAAATCTTTTATGCTAGAACAATGGAAAGTAATTGAAGAAGATAGAGTACTTAAGGGTACATTTCTAATTAGTAACCTTGGAAGAATTAAGGCAAGAACAAGGGCAACAACTTATTACTGTGGTAATACCCCTTCCAAACGCACAGTAAAAGGAGGAGTTCTAAGACCTTCTGAAACAGGAAAAACTAGAAATGGAAAAGGCTACCTTGGAATACCTCTAAGGTGTGAAGATGGAGGACAAAGAAGCTTCCTTATTCATAGATTAGTGGCTAAGTACTTCTTACCTGATTGGGATGAAAACTTAACTGTCAATCACATAGATGAAGACAGATTCAACAATAAGGTAAGTAACCTTGAGATGGTGACTCAATTACAGAATAACAACCATGGAGATAGAAAGAAAAAAGTTGAAATCACTAGAGAGACTAACAAATGGTCAGGAAAGTGTATTCGACAAGCTGTTAAACTTACTAATATTATAGATGGAACAGAGCTATATTTTCCTAGTAAGGGTACAGCACAGAAATTTCTTAGAGTACAACAAAGAAAGCTTGATAATGTGTTATCAGGTAAAAGAACTCATGTACATGGTTGGAAAGCAGAAAGAATAAGCACTGCTAGGTATCGTGAGAACCTAGTACCCAAAACATAAATTGCTTTGAAAGAGCTTAGAGCCTTAATACCACAATAGAGGGGAAACCACTCTATGAAGGTTTGAAAAGTTTAAGGATTGCTCAGTTTAGCATCACTACCCCTAAGTCTTCGGATATGGGGAATGTTCAACGACTATCCCATGGGCTGGGAGTAGGGTTCAAGTGAACTCGAAAGAAGAACTATCTCTTGTAGATAGAAAGATATAGTCTGGTCACGCTCTGTAATGGAGGTGCTGTGAATTGACACAGAGTTGGATTAACGAACCAATGAAACACTCGCATCATAACGCTACAACTAATGATGCTGTAGCTAGACATACTTGGTATGTTTCTTCAGGTCATGGTACATCTGCTCACTACCAAGTAACACCTGATAAAATTTGGGGATGTGTTGGTGAAAACTATGTTGCTTACCATGCTGGTAACTATCCAATGAACCAACGCTCTATTGGTATTGAACACTTGAACAACACTGGTGCGCCTACATGGACTATTGCTGAGGAAACTTATAGAAACTCTGCTAAGCTCATTCGTGATATCTGTGAACGCTACAACATTCCTATTGATAGACAACACATTCTGAAGCACGGTGAAGTATCATCTACAGCGTGTCCAGGAGGAATTGACATTGATAGACTTGTAGCTATGGCTAG